CGTTGGGTTTAAAGAATCTGAGGAATTTGATTATTTTGCATTTCATGATGTCGATATGCTTCCAACTGATTCAGATTATAGTTATGTTGAAGAACCTACTCATTTGGCAACTGAGGTTGAGCAGTTTGAATTTAAGCTTCCGTATGATGGATATTTTGGCGGTGTTACCATATTTGATAAAGCAAACTTTAGAAAAATAAATGGCTATGCAAATGAATATTGGGGATGGGGAGCGGAGGATGATGACGTTCTTCTTAGATGCGCTATGTTGGGTGTACAAACATCAAGAAAATCATGCAGATATAAATCGCTGGATCATAGTAGACATATAGACGGAATACCATATCAGAAAAACCTAAACAAGTTTTTTGATTTCCGTAGTAATCCAACAATCGAAACTATTATGGGTGATGGATTATCAACTCTAGTTTACGAAAAAACAGGTGAAAAAAACATAACACCAAATGCTGTTTATATAAACGTTAAAATATAAATGATAAAACTGAAGGACATAAAGGAGAATAAATTGGTTATATTTGATCTTGATGATACTATTATTAGAACTGATGCAAAGATTAAGATAATAGATAGAAAGACTGGAGTAATAATAAGAGAACTGTCACCTGAGGAATTTAATTTATTTAGAACTAAATCCACACACATTTTGGATTTTGATGATTTTAATTGTCCAGAAATACTAAGGCTTGGTAAGTTTATATTTTATGTGTTTGATAGACTAAAGGAATATTATAATTCCGGTGTTCCCGTTTCGATATTGACTGCTAGAAGTTCATCGGAAATGGTTAGAGAATTCTTTCTTGAGAATGGAATAGATATACATCCTGACCTTGTTATTGCAATTAATGATCCCATGTATGACTATACTGGATCAGTTGCAGAAATGAAAAAACAAGCAATAAAGGAATTTATAGATGATGGGTATACAGATCTTATATTCTTCGATGATAGCGAGGATAATCTCAGACTTGCAAAGGAGACTGAGGGTTATAAAGGTTCCAGTATAGAAATAATAAAAGTTATCTAGATTTCTTTCTTCAACCCATCCAGAATTGTCGAAACTATGTATTTTATATGTTCTAGATTCTTGCCGACTACGTCTTCATCTTTATTTAAAAGATAGTTAACTGCTTCCAAAGATCCAGCATAGAAAGACATCCTATTTTTTAGAATAATATTTTCTGAAAGTAGATTATCATTTTTTGTTTCATCTCCCATGATTGTATATTTTTTATCATATATAATCAAAATGAAAAAATTCTTCAAAATAAAAAAGCCTAGATGATATCTAGGCTTTTTTATTGGTTATTTCTTTTTTGAGATTATCCTGACTTTTACTGGTGGTTGTATGCCTCCATCCTTGGTTTTATCGAATGACAAAGTTATAGAATCTCCTTCCCCTATTTTTGTTTGAACCATTAAATCAGCTAGCGTGTCTTCAATATATTTTTGAATGACTCTCTTTAATGGTCTAGCACCAAATTTTGGGTTAAATCCATCCTCACATATTTTTTCTTTAAGATCCTGTGAAATTTTTATCTTATATCCCAACGCTTCTATTCTTGGTATGGTTTTTACTAGTTCGACATCAAGGATATCCAACATGTTTTCTTTACCAAGCTCTTTAAAGTAAATGATATCGTCCAGTCTGTTTATAAATTCAGGTGAGAATTTCTTTTCCAATTCTTTTTTAAGTAGAGCTTCGTTTTCAAATTCTTTACTTGTCGATTTTGCAGAGGTTATAAATCCACTGCTAGTACCGAACTCCGATAATTTCCTTTGACCAACGTTGGATGTCAGTATAATCAACGTGTTTTTAAAATTGATCTTTCTGCCTTGCCCGTCTGTTAAATGTCCCTCATCCAGTATCTGTAGGAGCGTATTAAATATCTCGGGATGAGCTTTCTCAATCTCGTCGAATAGCACAATGGAGTATGGCTTTCTTCTAACCTTTTCTGTTAACTGTCCACCTTCCTCGTGTCCAACATATCCAGGAGGTGCGCCAAACATTTTAGTTGCATCGAACTTTTCCCCATATTCACTCATGTCAATTCTTATTAGTGAATCACTTTCACCGAACATATGCTTAGCAAGTTCCTTAGCTAATTCGGTTTTACCCACACCTGTTGGACCAAGAAAAAGAAAAGTACCAATTGGTTTATTTGGGTCTTTTATTCCCATGCGGTTTCTTAGAACTGCTCTCGATACTTTTTCGATTGCATGATCTTGCCCGATAACTTTACCTTTTAGATCTGTGCTCATATTGGCAAGCTTTAAGTTTTCATCTTGGTTTACCTTTTTGAGCGGTACACCCGACATCATAGCTACAACCTCAGCAACCTTTTCCCCATCAACTGTTTTCTTTTTACCTTTAAGTTTTGCTTCCCAGAGTTTTGTTTCTGATTCTAATGACACCTCAGTGTGTCTTTGCAGATCCCTGAATTTTGCTGCACCTTCATAATCTTGCTTTCTAACTGCAATTTGCTTGTCAATTGCTATCTGAAGTAAATTCTTTTCTAGCCTTGTTATCGTCTCGGGTACTTTAACATCGCTTAGCTGCGTTCTACTGCCTGCTTCATCTAATGCATCTAAAGCCTTGTCCGGGAAGTTTCGATCCGTTATATAGCGTTCTGTGAGTTTTACACAATTGATTATGGCATCGTCTGTGTATTTTACGTTATGATGATCCTCATATTTGGATTTTACACTATTTAGAATCTCGATGGTTGTTTCCGTATCTGGTGGGTTTACAAGAACCTTTTGGAATCTTCTTTCTAAAGCACCATCTTTTTCGATATGCTGGCGGTATTCATTAAGTGTTGTAGCACCAATGCACTGTATCTCTCCCCTTGCTAGAGCTGGCTTGAACATATTCGAAGCATCAAGTGATCCCGAGGATCCACCTGCACCTATTATTGTATGTAGCTCATCGATAAAAATAATAATGTCTCTATTCTTTTTAAGTTCATCGATGATTGATTTAATTCTTTCTTCGAATTGTCCTCTGTATTTCGTACCAGCAACTAATGAACCCATATCTAGGGTTAGAATTCTTTTATTTAATAATGTTTGTGAAACCTTTCTCTGAACTATTTTTATGGCAAGTCCCTCAGCTATTGCTGATTTACCAACTCCAGGTTCCCCTATAAGCACAGGATTGTTCTTTTTTCTTCTGGAAAGAATCTGGGATATCCTTTCAATCTCAGGATCTCTTCCTATAATGGGATCTAGTTCACCCCTTAGTGCAATATCCGTTAAATTCGTTGAGTGTGCATCAAGCATTGGTGTTTTGCTTGTGGTCTTTTTTCCTTTATAATCGCTTTGGTAATCTTCATCGTCTTCTCCTTGGTGCTTGTCCATGGATGGCGAGATTTTCTTTTTGTAGTCTCCGGTTTTCATAGAAAAAATTTTATCCTTTATTTTATGCAAATGTAGGATAAAATTTCGAAAATTAAAAATAAAATTTGATTATTTAATTTTTAATTATATACTCTTATTTCTATTGGGGTATTATCTAGTATTTGATCAAGATGTGTTTCATTAGGAGAACCAGTTTCTACTGTTATTTCTGTTCCTGGTGTATTGATGCTTGGGTAAATTCCAAAAACTAAACTACTGTTTCCTGTCATAAATATAGTTGTTTTATTTTCTGTGAATAAATTATCGCTTGTTGCTAGGTAAGAACCAGCTCCCAGCCTTGTCCATACTATATCACCGATGGTATTTTCAAGTATAGTCGCAACCGGATCATTTTCTTCAGTCTGTGTTAATAAAGCAGTATATGATTTATATGGTAATGTTGGACCCGCTGGCCCGGTTACACCACAATAATACGGAAGTTGTGACCACGGGGTTTGACCATCTCCCATTTTAAACTTTCTGGTGTCAATTTCGTAACCAGGTTCCCCTGTCATAAGTACAGGATCATTATAGTCCCAATTCTGTGATAAGTCCCTTCTAAGTAGTATTCTATATGGCATTGTTTCCTTTTATTTTGGTTATGGGTTTATAATTAAATTGTTATATCTGATGAGTTAAATATAAAACAGATACAGATGACACAATAACATATACCCAAAACAATATGAATTTTTTATCCTGATTTGTCATATCTTTTACTCGATTATTTCTATTTCTACAGGATCACCTAAGGCTTCCTCTAATCTAAATGCTGACATGTACCAAAAACCATCACCCTCTTCGATATCTGCACATCTTAAAGATTCTGCACAGGGCAATCCAAAGAAAGTATTTGCCATCTCTAATGCTGCCTGTGCCTCTTCTAACGTGTTGTATTTGAATCCCATTTTTACCATACCGTGTAATATTGATTTATGTTTGTTTCTATATTTGTTCTGTTTGCTGTTCCTATAAAAGCTATCACTTCTTTTACGTGTCCATTCATAAAAACAGATGGAGAGCCATTTGCACCAATTCTGATATAAATATTAGCAACACTTACAGAAGGAACTGATACAACAGATGATTGTGTTCCATTTGAATAAGCACTTGTTGTAGCTGCACCACATATTAATTCATACAATCTATCAACATTTGCAGTAATATCTGCAATAGGAAAAGTATCAAATGTATTATAAGATATATTCGGACCTTGTGGTAAAAATAACCTTGCATTTACCCCAAAATGTCCTTGCCCATAAATAGATGTGTTTACTGTTGCTGATAAAGAGTTTCCTAATGCGTAACAAGACATATTGTTATAAGAAGTGGATGAATCAATTAAATTTAAAAACTGAGAACTTGCAGATGTAAATCTAACTCCTGCACTACCATCTATCCCTTCTAATATTCCCGCGCTCACTATCTTTGGTTGTAAAGGTGTTGATGCTTGTGTTGGGTTTTTAGTATTGCCACTTTGGTCAAACCACGTTACAACAAAAATATCCATGTTAGTATTAACACCGTCTGGGTTTGTATAGCCCGATGCTACAGCAGCAGCAAACTGTCCTAAATTTCCTGCCGTTGTCGGTGATCCGGAAATGAAATTAATTGCGCTATCCAAACTTACTCTATTATTTGAATCGAAAGCAACATCTACAGTAGTGGTCACTGCGGATGGTGTGCTTGTTAATCTTCTTACTCTCATAGCTTTACCTGTGTAGGTGCTACTTAGTTTTCTAAGTGAATAAGCATGATATGCAGGACCATATAGATCCAAAATATAAGTATAACTACTCCACACCAAATTGGTCCCAAGATAAACTGATGACACCTGGTTATCTCCAAATTTTATATTCGATAAATTATTTAGACCTAATGCAACATTTCCCATTATATTATAAAATAAAGTGTGTCAGGATTTTTTGTTCCTATTGCTGCATATTCAGCTGCACTAACCGTTGTGATAGCATTTGTTGTATATGTACCTCCAGTATTTTTAGAAATTTTATTATCTAATTGTGCTTGTATGGTACCGCCGGTAACCCCCTTTACAGTGGCTAATTCTGTTAGACTTGGATATGTTGCAAGTGGTAAACTAACTACATTTTTATTAGCATTAAATGAAGCTATTGTAGATGCTGTTTGATTAGTAAGTAATAACCCAACATTATTCAATCTCATTCTTTCAATTGGAGCACCTCCACCTCCACCAGCATTTATTAAAAACACTAATTCTGATGTACCAGAAGAACCACTTCCAGAATCTGTACTTACTAATGTTTTTATCTGTGCATTTGTATAGCCGACAGATTGGTCATCTTTTACAGAAAATTGTAATGTCCCTATAGTGTTTCCAGCCACTACAGAGGTATTAGTATTTCTTATATCAAACACACCCCCGCCTGTAGAACCTGCTGTTGCTTGTGGTGCTAATCCATTAAATGGAGTGCCAATATCTCCGCCACCAAGAATAGTTTGACCACTAAATGTCTTATTACCAGCAAAAAATTGTGTTCCTGTTGTTACAACACCCCCAAAAGAAGCAGATGCAGGTTGTAGGTTTAATACGCTACCTGTCAGTGTAGCAGCGTTAGCGTTAGGAGAAGGGCCTATTGCGGATAATGATCCTATTAATCCAGATGTTCCTGATGAACCGCTGGTTCCTGATGAACCACTAGTTCCTGATGAACCACTAGATCCAGTTGCTCCGGTTGCTCCGCTAGTTCCTGATGAACCATTAGATCCAGTTGCTCCGCTAGTTCCTGATGAACCACTAGTTCCTGATGTTGAATTAACACTCAGAGATGTAATCACATATGAATAATTTTCGGTTCCTTCCGTGTACCAAGTAACATCATGACTTCCTGAACCCTGATCAACCACATAAAGTTTTACGATCATTCTATCCGTGACATCTATAAAAAAAGAAGCAGGTATAACCAAATCCACATAAGTTTCAACTGATAATGAGCTATTAAACCAGCCAATTTCTGATTGATTTGTTGATATAGTATCCCCAAATGGTGTGCCTGTGGAGTCTGCAAGTTGTATGGTTGCATAGCAATTTGTTGCATTGCTTTGCCCTTCTTTCAGAAAATGTAAATGGAATCTCTGAAACCCTGGTGGTATAATAATTACATCCAATGAATCAGTAATAAATTCCTGCACTAAAACTGGAGTAGATCCTGTAGTGGTCCTTAATATACTTTGTTGAGCTGCTCCTGATGGTAGCTTTTCGATTTGCTTATATGGCGCAGGTGTTTGTGAAATTGAGTTGTTAAAATAATAGACTTGGCCTGAGCTAACCCCATTATTACCGGTTGCCCCTGTTGCTCCCGTTGCTCCACTAGTTCCTGATGAACCACTAGTTCCTGGAGCTCCTGTTGCTCCTGTATCCCCGCTAGTTCCTGATGAACCACTAGTTCCTGATGAACCACTAGTTCCTGATGAACCACTAGTTCCTGATGAACCACTAGTTCCTGATGAACCACTAGTTCCTGATGAACCACTAGATCCTGATGAACCACTAGATCCTGGATCTCCTGTTGCTCCTGCATCCCCGCTAGTTCCTGATGAACCGCTAGTTCCTGATGAACCGCTAGATCCTGGATCTCCTGTTGCTCCACTAGTTCCTGATGAACCGCTAGATCCTGGATCTCCTGTTGCTCCACTAGTTCCTGATGAACCACTAGTTCCTGAGGAACCACTTGTACCAGTTGCTCCTGTTGCTCCAGTAGCACCGCCTCCACTATTACCACCTCCCCAATAAGGAAGATAGACCCATGGCGTTACACCGTCTCCTATCTTTATTAGAGTGGTATCAGTTTCATAACCAAATTCACCACTTAGTAGAATTGGATTATTTACTATCCATTTTCCCGATGGATCCCTTCTTATCTGAACTCTAAATGCCATTAATATTTATATTTTTTAAGAAAGATCACCAAACAGTGTCCATGTGTTACTTTCATTTTTCAATAATATCGCAACAGAATATTGATATTTTAGATTTAAAAATCCTTGAGCTGTTTTAATAATAACTCCCCCCTCTCCAGTTATTCCAACGCCACCAGTGCCTCCTCTTGATATTAATATTTTAGATCCAGCTTCAAAATTATCGGAAGCATCAGCAGGAATTAATAGAAGTGACTGTGGATTTGTGGATGTAATATTTACAATCTTGTTTTTATCGATAAGTTCCAATGAATAATTTCCAGTCTGTTCATTTGTTAATATTAGTGAAAAATCCAATCCTGTTGCACCAGTTGGACCTATTGAACCAGTTGGACCAGTAACCCCTATTGAACCAGTTGGACCAGTAACCCCCATTGCTCCAGTTACACCGATAGATCCAGTTGGTCCAGTTGCACCGATAGGACCAGTTGCACCAGTACCTCCAGTTGCACCATAGTAATAACTAAGTTGATTCCATGGGGTAATACCGTCACCAACTTTAAGTTTTCCTGTGTTGGTTTCGTAGCCAGGTTCACCAGATAATAGAACCGGATTATTTGATTGCCAGTTTCCTAATGAGTCTCTTCTTAATAATATTCTATATGCCATTTTGGTTTGATTTTTTTGCTTCTCTGTATATATTCAATCTTGATGATTTAATTTCTTCTTCGGGAAAGGACTTTATCATAATCCATTCTTACTTTATTAGTTGATAATATATCCTTTATCTGTGCATCGCTTTCATCGTACCATTTTTTATACCCTGCATCTGGTGCCAGAGGATCATAGTTCATCTTATAAGGTTGGGTGTCAACATCGATGGTTTCGTTTTTGTCAAAAGTTTTATAATCAACAATAAGATCTATCGTGGTGTTACCAGTTTTTTGTAGCCAATCTTTATAGAACTGTCCAAAATCTTTTATCCCTGTAACAAGATCAATACAGCCAATCGAACCCGGTAAGCTACCCCCATGCAAAAAGAAACCACCTCTCCCGAACGAGTTAGCTCCTTTTTGTGGGGTTAATGCAAATCTAAAATTACCCCATGCTATTCTGGATGGGTCTGTTATCTTCTTGAAATCATCCGTGTTTAATGTGACATCATTATCTGGAAGCAGAAGGACTGTTTGTTTAGCAAGAGTTAGTTTGGCAAAGTTCTCGTCGTTTCTCCACCTTGCATTAAGATCTCTCTCTTCTGTCGGACCAAGTTTATATGTGCCTTGTGGAATCGGACCTTCCGATTTAATCTTGGACCATTCAACTGGTGACATGTTATATCTCTTTTTCCATGATTCTGGTTTAACATACCAGTGATAGTAGGTTCTTCCCGAGCACGCACGCCACGACTTAACAACTCTACCACCCTCTATAAAATCTAGAGTGTTACCGTTAAATAGTAGATGTGCATCATCTTGTGTTTCTGCTTCGTTAAGAAACCCTTTGAAGTTTAATATATTTCCCATTTAAGTCTTTGATTATAATCGAATACGACAAGCTATATATTCGAAAAAAATCCGGCTATTTGCACGGGAAACAAAAAAGTCCGATATTGTGGATATCGGACTTTTTTAACTATTGTGGGATTTATTTCTGTTTTTTAAGAATAGCTGCTTGTAAGGCTTTTGGTAGGGTTTTTTGTTTATCAGTTAGTCCCTTTTTTGGAGTATTTGCTGGCTCGCCATCATTTTCTTTTTTATCGGCTGCTGCTTTTTTCATTGTCTCGTCCTTGTCTCCGTCCTTATCAAGATCTAGAAAATCAGGCTTTGCTTTGCTTTTTGGTTTATCCCCTGATTTAGCTTCTCTTTTAGCTTTTTGTTTATCTAGATAAGCTCTAAATCCTGCATTCATTTTTTCTGATATCTCATTTTCCGATTCCTCGTTGATAAAGTTCTCAAACGTTTCTATATTTTTCATATCGAATTTTTTTATTTCTGTTATATATCTAAGAGGTAGAAACTATTTTCGCGGGAAACAAAAAAGCCATGGCATCCGGTAAAGCCATGGCTTGTAGTAGCGTATTCCGGGAACGATCCGGCCCGTAGACCTTATGAGGGTCCCATGCAACCTTTACACTTTTACGCAAGCTGATTAAAGGAGATTTGAACTCCAATCCTGTTTCCCCTTTCGCCTCCACGGCTACTCCGTTCTACTGTGCACCTTTACACCATAATCAATCGACAGTTTCGAACCTGTCATGCTTTGGGTAATTAATTCAAAGCTTTGCGGTCCATGAGATAATCGAAATCTCTTCTCTACCGTGACAGGGTAGCATCCTAGCCGTTGAACGAATGGACCAAATTGCCACCGATGAGATATTTCGGTGTGGATAGATCGGTTTTCTTACTTTTCAATAAACCTGCTGGTCTTACCCGGTGAAATTAGTCAAACTACTGGGAGGCTCTGTTACCTGCCTTTTATTTCCCACGAGACCGTCGTTAAGGCTGTCCGGTCCAATAGCCAATCTATTGTTAAATGAGTCTTAGATCAAAGACTGATGGACATCTCATATCCATTTGTACTGCCAGGGAGAATCGAACTCCCATTTTATGGATGAAAACCATAGGTCCTTTACCGTTAGACGATGGCAGCGGTTAAGAAATAATGATGGAGTACCCGTCTCGCTCCATTCTTAACTGCTTAATCGTAGTTTTACGAGGCCTCGGCAGATTCCTTTTCAGGGGGTGATGAATTTCTTGATCTACCCATGATTGTCGACATCAATAAGTAGGAAATCCCATTATTTCTAGTGGTCCTGGGGAATTACGATATCCCGGCCTCGTTCTTATGAGGAACTTGCTCTACCGCTGAGCTACAGGACCTTTTTTGTTTATTATTATATTGCAAAAGTATGATATTCTTTCGCGATAAAAAAATAATTTTTGATATTTTTTTAATTATCTTTGCAGAGAAGATGGGATTCGAACCCACACACCAAATTAATGATGAACGGATTAGCAATCCGCGGCAGTACCGTTATGCTTACTTCTCTTTTTGTACTACTGGCCGGGATCGAACCGGCACGTCCATTACTGAACACCAGATTTTAAGTCTGGCGTGGCTTCCATTACACCACAGTAGCATTTTGTGTGAAAGAGCAGAATCGAACTGCCATTACCTGAACCACAACCAGGCGTGTTACCGTTACACCACAATCACCATGTTGCGATCTATAAGGCCAGATCGCCAGCCAGTGCCTTCTCCCTAGGGAGATGCTATTCTTTTGTTTTATTAAATTCCTCTTCTGTCACTTTTTTTATTGGAGTAAATAAAGCGAATCCCTCATCGTCTTCGAAGTGGTTGCATTTGTCAATGAAACCATTACCAAATTTGTTTCTCCAATACCCAAAGACATTCTCAGCGGCGTTCCATTTACCAATCTTGCATCTTCTGTGATCTCCAAGATAGAAAGCTCCATCTTCGAGTTCAGCTTTTGGAATTGCACCAGCTTCGATGAGTTTTGGTATATAATATTCCTTATATTCCTGCTCACTAACTTTTGGTATTTCTGGTACATCCTGCGGTGTTTTAAATGGCTTTAAATTATCCCATTTTTTTCTTCGAAGCTCGTGATAATTTCTTCGATCTATTTCCCTTTTTTCTTCAAGGAACCTTTTGATCTTTTCAATTTTTTCTTTTTTGTCTTGTTCCATGATTACTAATTTTTATTAGAGGTGCCTGTCAGATTCGAACTGACGCGAGATTTCTCTAGCGGTTTTGCAGACCGCCCCTTTCAGCCACTCAGGCAAGGCACCGTGATTATAGAGCTTCCACTCAGGATCGAACTGAGTCTATTCGGGGTTACAAATCCCGTGCACCACCACTTATGCGTTGGAAGCAGTTTTACTTTTTCTTACTTTGTGCGAAAAAGCGCCAGAGGAGATCAAGGGGATCGAACCCTATGCAGTTACCCGCACCCGATGCTTTCCAGGCATGGACTATCACCGTTTAGTATTAATCTCCGATTAGCGGAGGTGACAGGATTCGAACCTGCAACCCGAAAAACGAGCGACGATTTTCAAGACCGTTTGACAACCAGCTGTCCACACCTCCAATTTGTTTTTCCGCTATTTCAATGAACAATAAAAAAGGTCTCCTTTGCGAGGAGACCTTTTAGATATTATTATGTGACTTAATATCAATACTCTCTCCTCATTACAATAGACGATTCACAAGTCGAACTTGTGTGATCTAAATGTAATGTATCTAATATGTACTGTATTTGTGACATCGTTTTTATTTTTATAGATTTATATATCTAATTGATTTTAATATTTTATGCAAATTTAAGAAAATGTTTCGAATAAAAAAAATTATTTTTGATTTTTATTGAATTTCATTTAAAGGTTTAGCAACAAAGTCGCCACTATCAGTGATATCAGCATATCTAGCAACGATAAAACTTAGATCGTGTAATATCTCATCTAATCTTTTTTCTCTCTGCTCAAATTTTGTAGTGCTAAAATCTGTTACCGCAACATTTTGTTTTACGAGTCCCTCAAGATCAGCTTTTAACTCTTTAATTACTGCAGTTTCATCTGTCCCGAATCCCTCGTCGATTTTCTGATTCTTTAATTCGTATGATTCTAAATGTTTCATATTGATATTTTTTATTTTATATATCCATCTATATAACAACAAAAAAGTCATCGTATGTGATGACTTTTTTGTTATGTGTGAATATTATAAAATTGAGTTATCGAAAAGATAAAGCATATAGACTAAGTCAAATGCAAGATCAATGTCAAAGACCTTCCTCTATCGCAAAGGCAAGGACAAAAACTAAGTCTCGAGTGTTAGCCAATTATCTGCCTAGTGGTAAAGATTTATCTTTCTCTATTGCTTTCAGTAACTTGTCTAACGTTTGAGTTCTATCTCAGTTCTGTTTAATTTTATAGAAGAAGCGGAGTTTTGAGAGATCCCGGAGGATACATCTCTAATTGCTGTATATGATTAATAGTCATTTATCTAATAAGATAATGGCTTGGAGCCATTGTTTTTTAGGACTTCATCTCTCCGAATCAAAGCATCAGGGGAATCGGCTTTTGCTTACCCCTTCAGCACCTCAATTTATTTTTTATTTTTCTAGTTGTTTTAAAAACTCGTCAACAACTGGTTGGAATCTAGCATCCACTTGAATTTTAAGATTTACTGCCTCGCCAATTCGATTTTGACGCTCTGTCTCAAAATCAAGACTTGCTCTTTTATATTCAGCCAACCAAGTCTCTTTCTTTTTAGAATACTCGTTCAATGAAAGAGCATTCTTTTCGTTAGCTTCTGCCTGAGCATCCGCATTAACTTTAGAAATCCTTGCATTCTCTTTGGTTACTGAGTTCTTAACCTTCGATTTGAAGTAGTTAACTCTCTGTTCGTAACCTCTGTGAAGAGCTGCTAACTCTTCGTGAGTTTTTAAAAGATCCTCTGACTTGTGATGCGCTTTGATCTTAACTGGTGTTTTCTTATCCTTCTCGATCTCCATGAACTCCAAGGTTTGAATCTTAGGTAATTCACTTCTCAATCGATCAAGAGTTCCACCTCTATGTATGAATTGACCAATGTGCGAAGCATAAGCCTCAGCCTCAATAAACTCATTATACTCTAGAGTGGAAAGTTGATCCCATCCCCAATCTTCAGTTACTTGTGATTGAACTTCAGGATAAATAGTTGATTCCCTTAGAGGACCTGGATTTCCAGATTCATAGTCAAAATGCTCGCCTTTGATTTTATTAATTAGAGCATCTTTGGCTTTTGTATTTTCCATAAGAAAAGCTTGAGTTGCATGCAATCTTGCCTTATCTTTAAGCAATTCTATAACATTTACCGGCAAAGGTTTGCCCACTTCTAAATCGTGGTCTATCTTGTCTATGTTTATTGTTTTTGATGCATTGTTAATGTCGCTCAATGTTGCAGTGATATCTTTAGATCTTTGGTTACAAAGATTTGAGATTGACTGAGCTTGAGACATAGATAAACCTGTTGATGCTAACGAATTTCTTTTCATAATTTCCCTTAAATTTATTTATAATTTCTGATATTTATATTGATGTTTCCTTTAATGTTTCATTGCTGTCGGTAGAGGAGGACTTGGACCTCCGACCTTCGCAGTATCAGTGCGACGCTCTAACCAACTGAGCTACCTACCGGATTTTGAGATCCCAAAGGGATTCGAACCCCCATCTCCTGATCCGTAGTCAGGTGTTCTATCCGTTGAACTATGGGACCAACTTTATTACAGTCTTCCTTGTAAAATACCGATCTCCTTGTTAAGACGTTTTACATCAGAATCAGATAAATCGACTTTACCGTCCCTTGTACCTTTTTCTGTTTTAACCCCGCTTGCTAGTTGTTTTTCTAACATTGATAATGCTCTTGATTGTCTGGATCTTTTTGCTGCTGTAGCCATCTTTTATTTGTTATTAATTATTATGATGCAAATATATGATTACCTTTCGGGATAAAAAAATTAATTTTAAATTTTTTAATTTTTAGATTGATCCTTCCCCGCCACCTATAAAATATAGAACTGATCTAATATTTCTCTGATCGCTTCCGAGAGCCTCTATCTTAATCCTTTTTTCTTGTACTGATCTTTGTGTTTTAGCAAGATCGGTTTTAGCAACAATCAATTCGTAATTATCTGCAGTTTTTTCAACAAAAGCAGCATCCCTTGCTTCCGCATTACTGTAAGCTTTTTTACCAGAGCCATCAACGGTAGCACCTATCTCAGCTCTAATTACAGATTCGATCTGTGTGATCTTGTCTGATTGTGATTGTGAAGTTTCAGTTAATGTCAATAACTCTAATTGTGCTTCAACAATCTTTGCAGGAATCTCTAATAATCTATTAGCTAATGATTCCAATCTTTCCTTGTCCATTTTGAAATATTTAAAAATTAGCGATTGAAACAGGAATCGAACCTGTGCTGGACCAGAGGCAACTCACTCACGTAAGACCCCCGACCTAATACTGCCACTATATCATCCAATCGATTTGTAGCTCACAAAGCCCCCAACTTTAAGCTCAAAAGAGCTCGAAATTGAGCTATAAATAGGTGTCCTTGTGAGCTACATTTTTTATCAAGATCCAATTCAGATTTTAGACCGCTACTAACACCTTGATCCCATACTCTTGAAACCTTCTGGGAACGGAATCAAACCATTCATCAATCCGTCGACTGATGCGTCAGCCTTTCATTTTCTACCCTCTGGAGATGACTTTCGTCTGTTCATCTTATTCGTCCTTTTTTGCTCTTTCGAACTAATTGGATCTTTTGTGATTCCTGTAGGATTCAAACCTACGGCCTCTTCGGTGTAAACGAAGCGCTCTGAATCAACTGAGCTAAGGAACCGGTTACTGGTATTGCTACCGGTTTATTCTATTTCTATTTTTTTACCTTTTTTCTTAGGTGCTTCCACCTTATAAGAAAATATCTCTTTTACTCTGCCGTCGCGATAGAATATTCTAGTATCTGGGTAGGTCCAACCAAATTGATCAGCCATTACCTGTGCATAATCCTCTATGCTATTAAGTTTAACCACACCTTCTATGATAGGTGATCCATATTTGTCACCTAATGATGGTGCTTTAACCCATTCAAATTCTGAATATCTGGATCTTAATGATTCCAATGCTTCCTCTGGCGTTGATTTTCTTTTATCAACCCATTCCTCTACTGGATATGTGCCATCCTTTTCTCTTGTCATGTTCATTAGATTAACTTCATGACCACCATACCAGCGATCACCGCAGCATGGACAATCTTGACCTTCATTGACGCCATTCCAATAACAGCCTAGATCTTCCGCTATCGAATCTGCCTCAGACTCGCTTTCCGCTTCTATGAATAATCTATGGCATAGTTTATCATCAGTTACGAATGACCCACCAGTGTTATTCTGAGAGTACTCATAGAATTTTAAATCTTCTTCCTTCTTTGCCATTGTTTTAATTTTTTACAAATGTAATCCAAACATTCGTGATTAAAAAATATTTTTCAATTTATTTTACTTCATTTTAAAAATAAAATATCTTGTGGATCGGAGGAGACTCGAACTCCCATCATCTTCAGTGCAAGTGAAGTGCTCAGCCAATTGAGCTACCGACCCATTCTTAGTAGCGGGAAGTGGAATCGAACCACCGGCCTCGGGTGTATGAAACCCGCGCTCTAACCATCTGAGCTACCCCGCCAAATCATAGGTTTTTATTGAACCTATGAAAACAATCACTTCTACTGATGATGTTTGACATATCTGCCAAATCGATCAACTCTAACCTCCATTTTGGTAAGGTTAAAATTCCAGTTTTGAAACACACCCAAGCCAGATCTTTGTCTTGCTTGTTTAATTGCAGATTGCTCTGCCTTCTCACGACCTTCTTCCGTAGTCTCTACGAAAAAAGTGGGAGCCTGAACACCAGTCTTACTGGTAGGAACTACTCTCCAAATTCTCAATTTCTGAGTCATAATTTTTAGCTAATTGCCAAAACTATGAGGAGTCGATGATTGTTTTCATTTATTTGTTTTATTTTTAAAATAATTTATTCGCATTATCATTAGCATACTTTGCTAATATATGTTTATTTTATTACACCCTAATTATTTCTTTCAGATCTTTGTAATTTTTATCTACTACAAAAATGAAATTATAACCGGCTAGTTTAACTGCATTTTGTTTAGCTATATTGCATTCCATATCATAATTTAACGTGTATGTTGATTTTATTTCTACTACTAGATTATTATTTTCGATTATGAAATCAGGATAGTATTTCCTTTTCTTTCCTTTAAAAATATAATTAATTGATGGACCGTTACTTATCTTGATATCATTAGAAGTGCAATATTCTAAGAAATCTAATTCATAGCTTCCCTGATAGTGTATCCCTGTATTTTTATAATCGTGTGTTTTGTACGATGATTTTTGTATCTTTTTCCACACAGATTCTAGTTGGCTAGTATACTCAACCCCATATTTCTTTTTACAGGTTTCTATTTTCTTGCTCTGGTTATTATAGTTCGAATCACCATATATGGTTTTAGATGTTTCCCTTCGTTTATCAGTATTGTTATAATTTTCATCGCCATATTTGGATTTTAATGTCCACTTTCTCTTACTTTGATTATTGTAATTTTCATCTCCGTATTTGGTTAATCTGGATTTTTTCCTCTTAATCAAGGAATTTGCATCATTTCTTAATGACAGCTCCCTCTGTAATTCTGAATTCCTAAAAACAGAAGGATATTTTAATGAACTTGCTTTGGATGAGCAGGACCTACACGAATATATAAAATTTATTTTGTCGCTAATCGATCTAAATTCAATATAGTTTATTATATTACAGTAGTCACATGAAATGTTAATTTTTACGTGACTTCCATGTGGCAGATGACGTGGTAATACATATATCGTATCTAGATTATTAGCTGAATATCCAAGATCTCTATAATATTTTAGATGGTTTGAATTGACTCTAATTAAAACTTTTTCCGAACCCAACATATTTTTATAATTCTTTTTAATACCTGGAGCATGTAGTCAGATTCGAACTGACGTTATTTCACATTGGAAGTGTGATGCCATAACCAACTAGGCGATACATGCATTAAATAATAGGTCTCAGCTTACCGTTCTGGACGGATTTCGGATATTACTATCTCGGACTTAGAACCAAAGACCTATTATATTGGAGCCGGCACGATGATTCAATCGTGGATCTTCCGGCATGTGAGCGATAAACCGGGCACGATCCGGCAACCTCGACCTTGGCAAGGTCGCGCTCTACCAATTGAGCTACTATCGCATTTTTGGGTAGCGTCGAACTAAGTTTGATGTTAGTTCTATACCCACTAGTTACGTTACAATGAAGTAAGAGGCTTGACCAGGCACACTTTTAATTTGCTCCTCCCCTAGGAATTGAACCTAGCTAAGATGATTAACAGTCATCCGTAATAACCGATATACGAGAGAGGAATTTATTATTTTAGATGATTTCTACGAATAAGTTTCCTTATCATGATTCATCTAATTTGTGGTGCGGAGAGCGGGAATCGAACCCGCGACACCTGCAGCTTCAACACAGTGCTCTACCTCTGAGCTACCCCCGCTTTTTTATTTATATGTGATAATTTTGGGTTTAATTCATCCATCATATTATCAATTACCCATTTTATTGATTTCTGTGATGATATATTTAATAGTAATGATAGTTCTTTGCCCCAGCCATATTCTTTAAAATTTATATTGCTTTCCCTTATTATAGATTTTCTTTCATCTCTGATTATTTCCATCCTGGTTTTTTCTTTTTTGTTAATTTCCTCTGAATCATAGAGGAGGGATAGATCCTTACCGTATTTTTCTTTTGCGTAAATTAAATATTTTCTAATTTCTTTTTCATCAAGTACAATAAGTATATTATTTTTCCTAAATTCCTTTATTTTTTCTATGTTTTTGCTATCCATGTATCCCTTTATTTCAACATATTTTCCGTCTTGCTGTATAAAATCTGGATAGTATAAATGTATTTCGTTTTCGTAAATATATTGGAATCCTCTCGTATTTCTTTCAAAATATATTTTATTTTCCATATTGTATATAACATATGCTAATTCCCATGTGCTATCACAATAATAGCCTCTATACCATCCACTTTTTCCCCTGCCGCTTCCCTTTCTTATTCCACCACACTTTGGATTTTTTTTCATTTGATTGATTGTTAGCTCCGTGTGTGATTTACCCAGGAAGGATGGGTGTATGTTTCCGTTTTTATATCCTTCTGATAAAATCAATGCTTGCCTGGCTACTCTTTCATCAGTTTTTTTATTTAGACCGTGATTCCATGGAACATTTCCTTTTTTTCGATTTGTATTTAGTCCATCCCCATGCGATGCCCATATATGCGTCCCTATGCCTTTAATATTATATTCTTTTTGGCAATGCGGACATATACATAAACCTGCTTCATTAACTATGTCATTCAAATTAAGTTTAATTTTTGAACCTTTGCACGTTTCTTCGTGTTTCGTGTAATTTGATAAACTTATCTCCTTATTGCATTTTAAGCAACTTTTTTTATTTCTCACCATAGAAATAATACTATTTTTATTTTTTTATTATTTGCTCCAGAGGCTGGGCTCGAACCAGCAACCTCGGTATTAACAGTACCGTCTTCTGACCATTGAAATACTCTGGAATATTAATATTTTGTGGAGCAGCTGGAATTGAACCACGCTCTCTGGGATAAGCACTAATAGTCTTGCTCTTGCTATCTAGAATCTGAAGCAGACCCTATCAGGCATTTCCCAGCCCTTTTACTCCGTTTGTGGGATATGGAGGACTCGAACCTCCGTGTGGTATGCCTGATTTACAGTCAGGTGCAGTCGCCGCTGTGCCAATATCCCCGTTGTGACCCCGGTCGGGCTCGAACCGACGACTCCCGCATTAAAAGTGCGATGCTCTAGCCAACTGAGCTACGAGGTCATTAATAAAGTTGTTTTTGTTTAATAAACCTGCCTGGTTTATTAAACGGTTTCCACTTTATCGTGATGATTTAGTTTCCGTTATGTCAAAGAACCTTTTTATTAACATCGCAAATATATGAAATGCTTTCGGATTAAGAAAATATTTTTTTCTATAATTTTTTAATCTTTTGTTGGGATATAGTGACTCGAACACTAATAGCGACAGTCAAAGTGTCGTATGCTAACCAATTGCATCATATCCCAATTTATTGTTTACTTTCTAAAATATTTCATATTCATGCCCTTTGAAAATCCCTCATTGATATAATAGTCAAGCTCATCTGGATTTATCCTTTTGTTTAACATAAGTAAATCGTTCTTTATCCAAAGTTTCCCAAATTGTGAATTTCTTTCGCCAGATTGGGAAACCGAATTTGTCTTCCCTATCATTTCCTTTGATTCGTCGGTGTGTTTTCGTGAACCAAATCCACCTGTATTTTTTAATATTAGGTTTGCTTTTTCTCTGTATATAGGGTCCTCATATTTTTTCTTCATTGATATTGATATAGATTTTCGTATTTTCCTATTCCCTTCCTCCGTTTTATTAACCTCGTTTGCTCTCTTAAATTTATCACCTCCACCTCTTGGACCTCCTTCACCTCCTACACAGAGATTCATACATAATGGGTCGAATTTAATTAATTCAATATTCACAATCTCTTTCTCTCTTATAGCCAATTCCTCCCTCGATTCATGAAATTCTAATATTTCCTTTTCGTGTATCTCTTTTCCATGCTTTCTAATCGAATTTCTAATTCTTTTACCTCCACCCATATAACCATCATTCAGATTATCTGTTGAATGCATTCCTATGTAATATTTATCATTTTTTGTGTTTGTTATCTTATAAAGATAATTAAACTGTTTTTCTTTTCTTGCCATTTCTATATTTTAGTTTAGCTTATATATCCAAACTAAAGTACGAAAAAGCGCCAGCACGGACTGAAAGATTCGAACTTTCATCAACGGTTTTGGAGACCGGCATGCTACCATTGCACCAAGCCCGTTTGTTTACCTAGTTGCCTTATGAAACTCGTTGTTTTCTAAAGCCTTTCTAATGTACCTCATAAAGAAGATGGCATTATCTTCAGCTAACAAAGTTGCTTCACCTATATCATTCAGTCTAACTGGGAATGTGTGATCCGCTCCCTCTACGAATACATTATAGTAAGCTATGTCATTCTTTAAATGCGAGAATCTAACTTTGTTGTCTTTTACGATTTCTTTTATTGTTGCCATTTCATTTATTTATTTGTCGGGGAACAGAGACTCGAACTCTGATGATGTCCTGAATCCAAATCAGGCGACTTAGCCAATTAGTCCACTCCCCGTTAATTCTAGTCCAAAAAAAAACTCCAGATCTTTTAAGATCTGGAGTAAAAATATTTAATGCTTATTTGACTAGTGCTTTACATTAAATTATATTGTGACCTCCAGATCCTTTATCTTTCCCATTATACCATTTGGCAGTGCCCACCTGGTTAAAGGGTGCAATGCTTTGCGGCATAAACGGATTGACAGTATTTCTGAAAGTTGTTTTCATTGTGTTTTTTAAATTATAGATTTATATATCTAATTGATTTTAATATTTTATGCAAATTTAGGAAAATGTTTCGAATAAAAAAATTATTTCCGATTTTTGTTATATTGGATGTATCTCGTATATGTATGATATTCCCATTTCTTCCCAATCTATGACTCCCCTATAGTAGCTATTTCCTGACTGGTAATCAATTTCCCCCATTTGATCCAATGTTCCCATCCATTCCTCGAAGGTCATTCCGCTCCAGTTTTCTGTATCTCCCTCCTCAAAATGTCTTTTGCAATCTGCTTTATCATTCGGATTAAATAGTGTGAATTCGTAACCCTCTGGGAGTTCAATTCCCATGCTTTCGTTAATTTTGGACTGTATCGCTCCAAATAATTTAATGTGTTTCATTTCTTTATTTTTATTGTATATATCATTTTATTTTTTAAATAGATCATGGTTTTTTTCAAGATAGTTTGAAAGTATATGCGAAATCCTTGGAGTATCAAGTACAGCGGTAATTATATTCATTGATTTATTTTCTGGAATTTTTTTAATTTCTCTTGCAAAAGATTTTATATCAAATGAATCTATAAGATTTAATGTATACATTAGCGACTTTTCCGATAATTCATCAGCAGGTACTTTGCTTTCTCCGTATGCTTTTATCACTAGGTCCATGCTACCCGGATCCTTCTCTGTTATTTTTTTAATGTCCTCCTTCCACAGCCCAATGTAAATTAAATATAAGTATTTTTCTATTATTTCTACTACGGCATTTTTTTCTCTAGCAGTATTAAAAAATGCATTGCTTATTATTGGTCTACCTGTAAATGAAAGAATATCGGATACTTCTGGCCTTCCGTTACCAAACGAAAGCCGAATCATGTTTTCTTTTGGACTTGATAAATTAAAAAGGGGTACGCTTCCTCCTTTATTCTCCATTACCCCCGGAAAAAAATATAGATTTTTTTTATTTCCTCTGTATTTTTTTGGATCTAATTTTCTTACCTCCTCAAGCTCGAATATTTTCTGCAGTTCAGAAAATTTTGGAATTAACATAAGAGTATCGAAGGTTGGAGCTTGATATGTTCCTATTTTTGTTACCTTTTCTGGTTCTATTTTCTCGATGTGATAACCAGAATTTCTAAGTAACTCTAATGCTTTTTTGATCTCCTCGCTTTGGTCCGACTCGTTTATGAAGTCGTTGAATTTTTTTATGCCCATGTGATTTATTTCTTTTTCCATTCTCTTTTAGCATCCTTAGCACCTGCTTTAGAGATGCCACAGCTTGTATGTGAGAACGAAGGATCGTTCAAATTATCCATTCCTACATCCTCCCCTTTATTTCTTTCCGCTTGCCAAGCGTAGTATTCCTCAACTGTATCAAATCCAAATCTTTTAGCTCTTGCTAGTAGTTCCGCTCTATAATCAATCATACGAGCTTCTCTTTTGATTCTAGCATCATCTCTTACTACTGCCTTCTTTTTTATTGTTAGCTGACCTGGGTTTATCTTTGTACCTTCTGTGGATATTTTGATTATCGTTGTTGTCTTATAGTTGCTACCATCCATAACCGTTTTCTGATCTATGATTTCATACGATAACGTAGTTCCTTCTGGTAAATTCTTTGCAAGATCAGTAATAGCTCTTGTTAGTGATACCTCTTTTGAGAATGAAAGATCTGGTGATATGCCAACACCAACACCATTAGCTTCCTGCGGTGCCTCTATTTCGGTATTTGCTTGTTTGATTGCTGCTACGTCCTGAGGTGACACATCAGGTGATGTTAAAAGAGCAGCTACTAATGCTCCAGTTGCTAGACCTCTTTTTGCTTTGTCTACCATGTCAGCTAATAGATCCTCTTTTAACTGTTCATCAGAACTTGTAAACTCTTCAAATAATTGTAAATGTTTCATCCGTTATATATCGCAGATGCACCATTTTTATTTGCTAGAATGCTTCCATTTGACCCTTACGCAAGTCTGGTGTTTTCTTCTTTCTTTGTGGTACATGTTGATGTGTCCCATCATATTGCCACAGCCTATTGGATTTGCGCTATGAACATAACATTGGGGTAAATCAAGATCCAATTCTCTTGCCAGATTAATCAGCCATTTAACCACATCCATACCTGTATTCTCCCTAATGAAAGCATAATTTATGGTGTAGTTTGCTCTGGTGTTATCGAAGAAATGTTTGATGGCTAAGGGACCAAGATCATGATCCAATGATATCAATTCAACGTTATTTAGACCTGTTTTAGTGACCAGATCTACGAATTGATCATAATCTCTTACTACTGTCCATTCTTTCCCTGCTGGGTGTTCTAATGGCGTTCTGGTGTCGTCTAGATAGATTGATATCATAATGTTTTAATAATTGTACCCCTGACGGGAGTCGAACCCGTAAAATCTCCTGAGCCTAAATCAGGCGGCTTTTCCAGTTTGCCCACAGGGGTGGGTAAGACTTATTTATACTGTGTTCTTCTAGTATGCTTCCAGGTTCTATAAGATCTAGCATCGAATGTAGAAATTAGTTTACCGTTCCCATGTCTCCCTTTTCTTTTCATTGACATGGGTGAACAATCATAATAGAAGCTTCCACTTCTTTTGCAACATATAAAGCAGTAATCATATTCGTGCTTTAAGTATGCTAGTTTATACTCTCTTGGAGTCAGACATTCATTGAGCTTTGCTCGGTTTCTATTTTTTGACATATCGCATTGGTTAAATTAACCTAATGCATATCGAATTTCTTTTTCATTTTTTAGTTATTAGTGACCGAGGTAGGACTCGAACCTACAACCTACTGGGTAGAAACCAGTTGCTCTATCCATTGAGCTACCCGGCCTTTTTTTTAATTACATTGCAAATATATGAAAACATTCCAAATAAAAAAAATCTTTTCGGATCTTTTATAAATAAAAAAGGGTCTAGTAAAACTAGACCCTTTCGATATAAACCTTGTTTGGATTTATGCCTTTGTTGTGTCTACTTTAACTGATGTTGTGTCTACTGTTGTAGTGTCAACTTTAGTTGTATCAACCGCTGTGCTATCAGCTGCTACGTCGGTAGTGGTTTTACCATCTACTTTTTTGCATGATGACAGACTCAGTGAGAAGAGTACTGCAAGTAAGAATAATGTCCTTTTCATTTTTAATTTTTTTATTATTGATTTTATATATCGATAATTATATTGGGATTTATAAAATTGTTCCAATTAATTATTATTTTTCTATTTACATATGGAATCAGCGATGGATATTGACCAGTTAGATGCACTTTTATATCTAGCCTTTAAACCCATCCCCTCTATTAAGCCAACAGCGGATCTTAGCAATGTGTTGGATTGATGTCTAGGATCTGGGTTAAGATCAACATCCACGAAATCTGGGGTGTGCCCGCAATTCTCAATTATCCAATGTGCAGTTTCCACGCTCAGCTCAATCTCCTTCCATAATCTTTCGTATCTAGCTTGGATTCTAGGTACGGTCATCTTGTTGTAAAGCACATGTCCTCCCCTGTTCGGTTGATGTAATACAATAACCGTAGCGAATGTCGTGGTGCCGTTGTGATTCTGTGAATCACACCCTATATAGATCTTGTCTTCAGGGTTGTTTGCCATCCAATCAGCTAGGTAGCTGGATAGGTCGATGGTCTTTTTCGTTGTTAGACTTTTCCATTCCATGGTTAAAAATATTTATTGGTTTATTTAAGCTATATATTGAAGTTTTGTTTCCGTATATAATAGACAACTTCAAATTGGATATATAATTCAAAATAATTTAATTATATGGAGCCACGAGTATTAAATCTTAGCGCATTTGGTGACGTTATAGAAGACCCAAAGTATAAAAAAGACACCATGTCTACGGAAGAGCCTCAAAAAGCATTACCAGCACCAAGCGATGTTGATGATTTTAAATATATGGATTCACCGGAAAGGAGTTTAGATTTTAGATCCGTTATTGCTAAAAATAAAACTGAGTTGACCAAAGAAAATAAACATGGTAAGGTTGTAAAAATGGTGCTTCAAAACATGTCGCAAACTAAATTGCTACATTGGCAATGTCAGCTTTATGGACAACACATAGCACTTGATGAACTTTTTAATCAGATAAGAAAAATAGGTGATACCTTAATTGAAACCATAATGGGTAAATACGGTAGACCTATATTGGATTCAGAAGATCTTAATATTACCCTTTATAATTTCGAGGATGCAAAAAATGGTGATCTTTCAAAATTCATAGACGATCTATACAGATGTTACAGGGAAGAGTGTAGATCTCATTTTGATGAAAAATCTGATAGCGAGATAGTTAATATTATCGATGAAATAATCGCTGCGGTGGATCAAACTAAATATCTTATCTCACTTAGATAATTTCAATAAACATTTGAATCTGTAAAATTCTTTACTATTATTACAGTATTGCAGGTAAAAACTTCATATTTCCACATACCTCTGGATTTATCATACTGCTTAGCTATTAGAAACATAGTGCTACATCCGAATTTCCAATTGCCATGCTTACGTATGGCATTTTTGTGTGCCTGTGAACCAAGATAGCTGTTTAGAAACGTGTCCTCTGAGGAAAAATCTGTTTCTCTTCTTAGATAGTTCATATACTTCTGTAGGATATCCCTATTTTCCATACTGCCGTTCGATGTTTTAAATGAATATGAACACTGTACGAAAAGTTCTGAACTCCAGGTGAGACCATTACGTTTTAGAATATCCAAATTATTCTTATTCGGAAAAATGCACCCTCTTGGTTCCTTAAATATCGATGGATTTCTATAGTATCTTTTATGTGCGCTTTCCCCATCAGGTACATTACGGAGAAGATATGAAAATGAATCATATTTAGACGATTCTCTAAAAACAACCATTGAGTATTCGCTTCTTCCGGAAGCAACTGTATCCAGAACTGGATCTCTCTCTATTATTCTTCTTTTACCTGTAGTTTCGTAGAAATATTTAGCTGTATACCTTTTATAGTATTTACTAAAGTGATCGTCTATACTTCTGGATAGATGGATTTTTGAATATGTTTTTTTATAATCTTGTGATATGCAGGTTATGGTTAAAAATAGAAACGCTGCTAGTATTAATTTTTTCATGATATTTGTTTTATGGTGCAAGATTAATAAATATTTGCGGATAAAAAAATTAACTTATTATTTCATATATTTTTTCATGTATAAATTTTAATCCATATGGGTATAATGATATAAGACCAAGTATCGATCCAATAATATGAACAGCGTGTGCTATTCTATCATTATTACCAAGTTTTAAAAATTCACTTGTCAGAATAACCGCTATGAGAAAGTAAGCTAGAATTTTTACCTTCCTCGTAGAACCAAGTCCTCTCATAAGCAAAAAGTAGCAGGTTCCTGATATCCCTATGGCTGAAAATTCTGGTTCTATTATTATAATCGGTAAATATAATATTGCTATTAATGACGTTACCCAGAATATCTTTTCAACTGTGTAAAATCTATTACATCGCATATTTAATGTTATAAATATGATGAATATATTAGATAAAAGATGGTTAAAATTTGCGTGAAGCAGCCCACTGGTAAATGGATTTATTACGATATAGTACGGGTAATTCCCACTTAGAATTACGTCAGTCGCTAAATATAGTACTATCGAAACTAAACACATTAATGTAACCTGTAATGTAGTTACGATCGAGAATCTTATTTGGTCTTTCATTTTTTTATTTTTGTAAAATTAAATAAACATTTCGATATAAAAAAATAAGGAGACATCTTTTTTGATACCTCCTTATTTTTAATAATTAATCTTTGAATCGAGTCTTTTTATAAATAAATCGGGATCGATCTCAGAATACTGGGATAGGCTTATTCTTATTGTTGCTATATCCTTTTCGTATTCAACATCGCATTCGCATCTGTTTTTGTACTCCTCGTGAAATTCTTTAAATAACTCAACAACCTCGTCATCATAGCCTTTAACGCTAAATTCCCGGATGTGTTTATAATCCTTATTATATCTTGCTGTTAATACTGTAGGCATAATTATTTTTTATTTTTAAATTCTATAGCTGCCTCAACGAAATCTTCCTCCGTTAAATTCCATTTCTTTTTTGATCTACTAAGAAATTCTTTTGCACCATCGTAGGTGTGCTTGCCCTCTGTTGCAAAGTATTTTTGTAAATCTGCATATATTGCTGGACTTATTCCCTTTGCTTCGAATAGAAAATCTGAGTAGTTTTTTATGTTTTCCATTATTGATAATTGATTTTGGATATATATCCAAATTTAATTAATATTAAGCAAATTATGGAAAATATAGTACATTTCTCTAATTTCTCCGATTCCCGTCTTAACGAGTCCCTCGGCGGGGGAAGAGATAACACAAAGGAGGGTGGGGTTAAAAACTTCAACTATTCTAGAATAGTGGTACTTGATGGTTCATTATTCAAATTAGGTAAGGATCAAATAGATACAAATAACGATCAATTCAAAAAGGCGGTTGAAATACTTAAACCAATGAAGGATTCGACAATAGTTGTTACTGGATCAGCATCAGCGGTTGGTAATGATAAGGGGTATAATAATAAAAAATTAGCGGAGGATAGGGCTAAAAATTTTATCGCTGCTCTTAAGAATGCTGGCGTTAATACCGAGAGATATATTGCAAATTATGTTGTAGGTAAAGCAACTATACCCAACAGTGCCCAGGCAAATGCGGAGCAGAATGTTACATTCAAAATAAAAGAGAATGGAAGTGCTGTTAAATTTGAGCTTGCTAGAGATAATACTGCTGTTGTTATGCCTAAAATAGATAAGATTAAAAACATTGCTCCTCCCATAGTAACTGATGGAGAATATGAATATATGGTTTACAAGGTAACATATAAAAAAGGAAAGGGCTCGCAAGTTGCAGATGCTATAACCAAGGCTGCAAAAGATTCAGGTGCTTATCTAAGAAATATATCGAAGGAATACACTAACCTAATAAACAAAAAATAAGCTAATCTACATTAGCTTATTTTTTTGATTTTCATGCTTATGTCGCGACTACCTTTTATTAATCTGTGCCAAACACCTTTCTTTATTTCTATCTTTCCCTCGATCTTAATTGGTAGTTGATTATCGAACTGAAATTTCCAATCTGTTTTTTCCATTGATTCAATAATCCTATCTTCATCGTCCCAGTGCCATTTAAGTTCCTCGCTTTCAACATCAGTACCAAATATTCGTATTACCTCGCTATCGGATATGGATGTTTCTGTGTATGGTATCACCATGGTCTGCTAGATTTTATTCCTAACAATTTTCTATACCTCGCTACGTTACATGACCACCATCTCGCCTTCCATCTAGGTCCAGGATTATCGCATTGCATTCTTGCTCTGAATGATGCAGATTTCTTGGGATCGTTATTATTTACTCTCATACCGGGTTGACCAAATCTTACCTGCACAACTTTTCCGCTTTCATTTTTAGTGTAGACTGTAAATTTTCTAGGACCTCCTGGTGTTCTTCTTGGTTTATTAAGATCGACTTTTTTACCTTGATATTCAGCCTCATCTATATCTGAATCTGTATAGAACGGAACGTCGAGCATCACCAATTCATTCTCATATATTCCGTGATTTCCAGCATCAGTACCTATTAGAAATAGATCATCATCCTCAAGATCAATCTTATTTTCCTCCCATAATAATCTTGCCTCGTTAATAAGATCTAACCACGCATCAGATTCTATTCTGTATACGCTTTCCATAAGTGCTATACCCTCATTAAGATGGTATCTAAGACCCTCGCTTATTTGCGAGAAGTCATTTGTCTGTGATTCAAATGTTTTAATATATTTCATTGATTATTGGTTTAGATATTCCTCTGCGTATTGGTATATGTATTTTAGGTATCTTTTTTTAACCTCCTCAGATACACCAGATTTCTTTATGCCCTGCCATAAACGATTTCTATCAAGTAATTCCTTAAGCTGTGAAATGTTTCTTAATCCCTCGTGGGACATCATCATCTCTATCATGGATTGGGAAAATGCCATTATTTCGTCTTTGTTAGAAAAATATGCTTCGCTGTCCTTCGGGTCTGGTAGCGTGTATTCCGCCTTGCCATCTCTTCTTTTCCATTGATCAGCGTGTATACTTTCGTGCTGAATTATATGATTTATAAAACCCAAATTCATTGCTGATATACGGGGTGTCCCTTCAAATCCTCTTCTATCCAATCCAGTAATAACTATGCATATAGTCCCATCCTCCCTGAAGAATCCAAAAACTGGTGTGTTTCTTGGCGGTGCTGTATGTTTAAGTTCATCAGCTAATCCTCTATAGAAATCGGCATAATCCATAAAGATAACACCATACTCTTCCGCTATATCATTGGCCTCATCCAGTGATAATAATCCCTTCCTTGCTATATCTCCTCTAAGTCTTTCTATCATTTCCCCAGTGTTCTTTGGCATTATGATTGCCTCATTAACCATTGAAACGTAATCTTTAAACCCTTTTATGTTGTTCATGCTGGTATTCTATTTTATCTATATATCAAAAAAATCAATTTTTATTTTTTTGTCCCGCACACATTCTATATCTTTGCGTAAAATTAATAAAGGAACTATAAAACAAAAAAATGAGACAAATCAAAGTTAACAAGGAAGCTTTTACGCCAAGAGTAACAAAAGCATCTGCGTTATATTTAAACGAAGTGGATAGGACAAAAGTGATGGATCCGCAGAAGGAAGCAGAGATCGCATTTCTTGCACATAATGGTGACGATGAGGCAAGATTAAAATTAATAAATTCGAATTTAAGATTCGTATTAACAGTAGCTAAGAATTATGCTAGAGACCCTGAACATTATGCTGAAATAGTTGCAGTAGGAAATATTGGTCTTGTTGAAGCCGCATCTATGTTTGACCCAAGCAGGGGATTCAGATTTATTTCTTTTGCTGTATGGCATATAAGAAAAGAAATATTGAAGCACCTCAGTGATAACGGAAGAACAGTTAGAATTCCAACAAACCAGATAAATACTCTGAAGGCAATGAGAGATGTATCAAACGAGATATCAATGAAGGAAGGTAGAAATGCAACCTTCGAGGAATCTCTGGATGAAATTAAAAAACTTGATAAATTTTCCAGAATAAAGACTAGCATAATACATGATGCGATTGGTGCAGATTCAAGACCAACTTCTCTTGATTCCCCATTGGGTGACGAATCTGGTTCATCAACATTAATAGATATGATGGACTCTGGTGATTGTTATAGCGACGAAAAAACAGAAACAAATCAAAAGAACTCCATATTACTGAAGCTAATAGAGGCTCTAGATTCGGAGGAGACTGAAATAATTCTAAGAAAACATGGGGTAGCACCATACGATGAACAGGAAGAAAGTTATTCACAAATAGCTATTAATATGGGAATGTGTCTAACCAGCGAGACTATAAGAATAAGATACGTGAAGGGTATAAAAAAAATGAGTAGATATGCCAATAAGTTGAATTATAAAATATCAGATATTTTCTAATGACAGAAAAAGTATACATATTAATGACATCATCTGGATTTTATGAGGATTACGTGACTCATATAATCGGTATATACACATCGGAGGAGATGGCAGAGAATGGTAAGATCAAATATAAAGGATCTCTTGCTAAATTTTTTGAATCTAACCCTTGTCCGGTTGATGATGAAATTGCAAGAAAAATAGAATCATATGAAATATTCATAGAGGATGACGATAATCCATCCATAGAATTATATAACGATTGGGTGTACAAAACTGAAGGTGTTTCGACGATGTGTAAAGATCCATGGATAATAGAAATGGTTTTAAATAAAACCAATCTTAAGATAATAGAAGACAGAATAAAATAAATGCAATGATGAAACATAAAAAAGCAGGTCACTTAGAAATGACCTGCTTTTTTATGTTTTATATTTTTTCTTATGCTTGCACGGGTTTGTATGGAACATATCCCGATATTTTTCCAGTAGCTGTATCTATCTTTGGCACAGAGCACAGAGTGCTTATTTCAAATTCAGTATCGCTTAATGGTGAGAATACTCTAATCTTAACACCCTTAGTGTATGGACTTTTTATAACCTCTATATTATAGAGAGCAGCATTTTCAGGCGTCTCCTCTCTAACCAATATTTTGCCATCCTTTCCAAGGATATTTTCATCCACTAATCTTTTGGCCTCAGCAGATCCTACCATCTTTGATATTTCAGTTATGATCGATTTTACAATTGCATCTCTTTTATTATTCAATCTAATCTCGAAACTTCCCTCCTTCTCGTACGATTTCACTGCGTTAACCTTTCCTTTATATACACCATCTCCGCTTTTTTCTCTTGATAATTTATTACCTAGAAATGGTGTGAGACCATAGCTTTTTGAATTCTGATACCAAAATAGACAATCAGGGATATTACCCGGTGCAAACTTGAATGCGATCTTTGTGTTTGGAGACGCAACAAGAGCAACGCTATCATTAGAATATCCCACAAATTTTTTACTTTCATCTGCCCGACTTCCCTTCAATCGTAGAGGTTTGTCGCAGCTTATCTGATCTTTAATTTTTTGACCTTTATATCTAACGGTTGATTCGATATACTGTGATTCCTCACTTGGACTCTGATCAGGCATAGGAGTTTCCTTAATTGTGCAAATAGATTGGAATTGTGCCATCTGCTCTTTATTATTTGGATCTATCTGCAACATTTGGAACATAATATCCCTTATTGTTTTTAATCTTGCTTGGCATAGTGCATAATTACCAGTTTTATCTCCCTCTTTTTCTGGAAATCCCTCTTTTTCCAATTGTTTTCTAAGACCTTGTGTTACATTTATAGATGATGTTGATGCTACCAATTCTATCTCTGTACCCTCACTCCATCCATAACCCTCTTTGAGTTTAGATAATATGTCGGTTGCTATATTTCCTCTAAGCTTTGCTAAATCTGTGGGTACTATGTCCTGAGTTTTATATTTACCCTTTGGAAATTGAAATCTAGCTCCTGCGGATGATTCTGCTGAGGCACTTTCTGCTTCATTTATAAATTCAGTGAAACCCTTTATTCTCATCATTTTTATTTTTTAAATTTGCTTGGATATAACATTCGAAGTTCATGCCCGGATGGTATATCTTTTTTTCTTATACCAAATATCTTCTCCTCCGGACAAGGATCTTTTCCATCCATTTTGAATCCGTTATTGCATGCCCACACCTCAATAGATCGTGTGTATTGCTGGCCTACGCTGAAAGGGAAGTTTACCCCTGATTCATTATCAATCGTGTCGATACGACCTCCTAATAAGGTGATGTTGATATTTCTGTTCTGCCTTGATGTTAAAACAATTTCTCTCTTATTGGAAAACATCTCAAATAATAATAAATTTTTCATGCTGTATATATCACCCGGATATATGTTTCCATCTTACCTCACTTGTTTCATCGGTAATGGTTATGGTCTCCTCTATATTTAATACAAAGGTTGCACTAAATGTTGTATTATCGACCCTTCTAAATTCGCCAGTGATAAAAACTCCATCAAGTTCATATTTTTCAAGTTCATATCTATTATCTGGTATAAAATATGCTCCGCAATAACCAAGTATATCCATAAATGAAAAGTGTCTCCAGTATATAAATTTAACAAGTCTACACCTGTCACTTATTAATTTTTCGGTTATCGCTTTCTTTGTTAATTCTTTCATGATGCAAAAATATTAAATAAATGCGACACAAAAAAATAATAAACAAAAAAATAAACTCTACTGAGTCTATTTTTATTTTGAATATATTATTTTACATGGTGATCCCCGATGCATCGAATCCTGAACATCATAATCTTTTTTCAATTTATCCCAGACGAGATTGGATCCAGGATTTCTAGATGTGTCTCCTGACACAACATCAAGTCCCTCCTCCAGAAGTGAATCAATGCACATTTTTATAAATGTGTAACCAATACCTGGCATTGATTGTATGTGCTTATATCTGCTATATAGAACTATGGACGCTCTATCATTTTCTATAGCCACTAGCATTTCACCTATCTCCTTGCCATTAAGAATCCATCCGAGACTAACAGCAGAATCTGTTCCATCGACACTTTCTCTTCTTAATGAAAGTGCGTCGGTGGAATTTTCGTTTAAAAATTCAGATAATTTTTTAATGATATCCATTATATCAGGCCATTTTTTAAAAGTCCTCCTATTTTACCAAAGTCCATTATACCGGTCTTCTCCCTGATCATTTCCTTCAATTGTGGATCATGCACCATATGTAGCTCAAGTGGATTTTCTTTGAAATAATCGTATATTTGATCGGATTCATTAGAATTAAATAGTGATCTAAGTATATCCGAATATTTTTCCCATATAGCTAGGTCCCCATTTTTGATTTTTAGCGTGTCACCAACTTTACTATTAAACAAATCAAAAATCACGATTATTCTATCGCCGTAATTATCGCCAAAAGCATTTGAGTACTTAAGATAATTCCATAGAAGCCAAGCAATCGAATCGGGATTTCCTGATATCTCTGTGTATTCTTCCTCTGTTGTCTTATCAAACCACTCATTATCCCAGGCACCAATAAATTCCGGGAAATCCTTTCCGTTAAGTATTTCTTTTCCGCTTATATAAATATTATCAATTCCGACACTAGCTGATAATTCTTCAACATTCTGATAAACCCACTCGTTAAATGCATCATAGTTATCTATCTCAGGAGGAGCAATATCCGATGATAGAGTGTATAACGAATCGAAGCCTAGATATTCAGGCAGGAGGGTTTCTAGAAATTTTCTTGTTATAGATCTGGTTGAATCCCCGGATACCAGGAACCTAGCTATTTTATTTTTCTCCTCTATATACGTGTCAAATAACCAATAGCGTGATGGCCTTAATTGTATTTGGCTCTCAAATAGCTGGGAAAATGATTTAATTCTTTTCATTATATAAGTCCATTATCTAGTCCTCTACCTATTTTTCCATAGTCCCTAATTCCTGTTCTCTTAATCACCTCACTTTTTAATTGTGGCGAATTATCTAGGGTATAAATTTTGAGAGGATTCTTTTTGAAGTAATCACATAAAAGTGTCATCACATCCGCTGATTCCACATTTTGATCAGGATCGATTGAAAATTCTGGTATTTTTTTAGCAACAATGAGGGAGATTCTCAAAAGTGGTTCGGGACATCCAATTTTTTTAGCTATCTTCCCAATCGCGTCGATATCCCAAACATGAGCATTATTTACATCCGCACCGTTCGTTATTACTATATCCTCTGGAGTTTCTCCTTCGCACTGAACAAGAAATGCATCATTTATAATATAAAATTTACCAAATTTACCAATATACTTCGAAAAAACAAATCTTCCAAGCATATCCCAATTGCTCATTGAATTATTGGTACAATAGTTCTGGAATTCCTCGAATTCATTTTCTCCGAAGGAAACAATTTTGATCTTATTATCATTCGTGAAACCCTCAAAGAGTTGTTTAAAGTATTTTATATTTTTCATATTATCATTGTCCTATTTTCATACCTTATATATCCGGAACATACCTCTGCATTTTTATATAATATCCGCATGGAAAAAATATACGCGCAAAGGGAAATAGATCTGATGGAGTCAACCGACGATCCTGCAATAAGTTCTTTGTTGTATAGGGGTCGTGCTGGTATAAGAGCATCAGGAATTAATATAAGCATTACCGATCAGGAGATTGTTACGTTGTATGAATGTAGTAGAAATCCGGTCAGTTTTATACATCAATATGGGATAGTTTATCCGAGTGGAAATAGATGCAATCCCATATTGAATTCGCATCAGGAGAAGACCCTAATGGATCACGGAACTGAAAGATTTTATCCGGTATTTTTAGAAAGGCAGTCCGGATTAACTTCTTCCATACAATTTATGGCACTGCACGATCTTATATTCAAATGTGCTGATATTGTTATATGCTGTGTCAAAATGGAAAGATCAAAAGATATCATAAAAGGAATCATTGAAATGTACAGGGAGCTTCCATTCTATATGAAACCAGGAGTGGTGAGCATGGAGGCAGAAAGTGTTAAATTTGAAAATGGAGCAAGAATATCAGCTTGGTCACCTGATAGACATCTGTGTAGAAATATAGATGTGCTTTTCATTGACGATTTCCAGCACATGGGGAGGAGAGCCATAGAGAGCATATTAAATAAATGGTTACCCTTTATGACGTCCATTACGTCGACTCGTGTGTTTATAGGATGTAGTGGATCCATACCCTCCGAACTCAATGACGTTGAATTCTTTACTCTTTTTAGATGCTATGAATTCGATTGGTTGAATGTGAAATAGAAAATCATTTCGTTGCCCGCCATTCTGGCCCACTCATCAATTTGTCAGCATCTACTTGACTGTCACCCATTCCTTTTCGCTTTCGCTTATTCTGATGCGCTCTATAATATCCATGCCTTCCTCGTCGTACCTGTTGATATAAAATTTTACATCAGCATCCGTTCTTATCCATACTGGTGTCATTGTTATGGATGTCACACATTGGAGATATGTAGATCCACTGGCAATAACAATATCACTGGGTACAATTTTTCCACTCTTTAATATTCCCGACAAGGAAGGACGAAAACTACCGTCACGCTCAAAAAAATTTACTGAGTAGCGAACACCATCAGCCAAACGTTTTTCCGCATCGGGTACAAGAACGCCAAGATGCTCGTAATAAATGAATTCAATAGTTTTTACATCGGCCATGTGCGGGTTAAATGTTGGGTTTATTAAGGCACAAATATATAAAAAATTCTCGGGAAGAAGGTGAGGATCAAAAAAAAGTTCACACTGATGGTGAACTTTTTTAAATTATCTCTCCTGACATCTCCGTTCCGTATATAAATACTAGTGTAAATATTACCCTATAGTTTCAAAATAGAATTTTACATCAACTCCGGTTTCTTGTACCAATCCATATTTTTTAGCAAATTTATACTGTGTTGAATATTGGTTCAGAGAATTTATAAATTGTTTTATATTTTCCCTAAATTGCTCTAACGTGTAGGAGTTTTTTTGGATGTTGCAACTTGCACAGCTTGGATTATAATTAGATAAAGTTTCATTTTCTGGATTTCTGCAAATTCCGTTTGATTCAAATCTTTGTTTATCTTTATTATAAATAAAATCCCTCACTATCGGTTCTATATGGTCAGCATGCCAACCTTTTTGTAAATCACAGCCACAGTAGGCACATTTACGGTTATACTTATTGAAAATAATTTCTCTATCTTTCTTTGTCATAAATTTTATTTTAATAACGTGTACTTGTCCTAGTATAAACTTGATAAGAGGTTTCACCACCATCATAATGAAACCCTTAAATTATCCCTTTAGTTTAGAGAGAATGGCTTCATTAGCTTGAATGAGTCGTCTTCTCTTGGCTTGGTTGCCGGAGTTGGCTTTTTTCTTACCAACCTTTTTTGATTTTGACATGGTTTGATTTTTATTTTATATATCACCAATATATATCACCAAGAAGACCAAGGGAAAGGCGCCTTGAGCCCATTTTGTATTGATTTTCTAGGGGCCGGGCCCTTGGGTTGGGATGGCTATTTAATCTAGAGATGGGGTGGGTATCACTCGTAACGCTAGGACTCCCAGACGGCAGTTGCCACAGCATCCAGGTATGTCATTAGGATCTTATCCCGATCGGAGAAGTAAGAGTCATACTCATCCTCCCATTTTCTAATAGCAGCAGAGTACGCCTTCATCTCAGGAAGTTCATCTGAGCTTCCAGCAGGGTCAAGTCTCGTGCCTTGACTCACGTCTGTACCCAAACGATAGATCAGTCCAGTGAGGGTGTCTATTAAAGCAGTTCCTCCCTCAGTAAGCTTCTTGGCTTTGTACCCCTTGAATGCATCCTTAACAAGTCCCTTCTTGCCTCCAAGCAGATAAGCAGTACGGATCATGCCAGCTTTGCCTTTAGCACCTCCTGTTGTAAAAGCCTTCTTGGTGGTGTCCTTTAGCATGGAGATCACCTTGCCATCAATGTATCTAGCAAATTCGTCTCCTTTAACACCTCGTAAAATGTTTGGTATCTGTTCACTTGATGCTTTGGTAATGAATGAAGTGAGCTCCCCTAAGAATGCTCCTAGATCAATGCCATATTTGGTCTTGATCCACTTCTTTGCCCTCTCCTCAGGTGAAGTGGGAGTCTGAGCAGCTTGTCGTGCCAGTCTAGCAAATCTATCTGCTATCCTTCTCTTAATGGCTTCCTGGTTGGGTTGTGCCAGAGCTTCGAAAAGCTCGTATTCATCTATGTGTTTCATGGCTATTGGTGTTTTAGATCTTCTTCTGTCATCGCATCAGCAGGGATGATCTCAGGATGCAAATCCATGACAGCATATCTGATGGGTCTCTCGCACTCATCTCCGTTCACAAAGAGAATCTTTTTGGCTCCAGATGCCACAGCGTCTTCGATCTCTGCCACATCGCAAGTGGACATGTCCACGATGACCAACTCTCCGGACTCCTCCATGCCATCTATGATCTCTTGGATCTTGGGAGCAAAAGGTGCTATGCCTTCCACGATGATGAGCCTGCCAGTGCCTGATGTGGCCCAGCCGAATGCTTCAAATACCTGAATGTGTTTCATAAGTTTTGTTTGGTTTATATATCTGCTGAGTCGATATATAATGGACAAAAGAAACACAAATGAGAAAGACACAATTAGAAGATAGATTTAAGCATCTAGGCATACCCAAGGAGGAGCTGGAAAGAATGCGTCTTCAGCTCATCAGGGAGCAAGAGCTGGCAATGCACATAGAGGCACTAGCAAACGTGGAGAGGTTTTCCGCAGGTGGACCTGCAGGTGGACCTGCAGGAATGACGAATCAAATTAATATCGCTGAGATGGTGGATAACTTCCAGACAAGGGTGCTTGCGAATGGTGGGATTTTCCAAAGCCAACAATGTCTGATTGATCTACTAACAAATTTAAGTAATATATAATGAGTTTATTACAGCAAGCTAGTTTGGTGGTGACACCAAACGCTATTAAGGAAAGTAAGGTTTATTCCATTATACCTAGTAACGGTAATGGAGATGCGGATTTTACTAGGGGTGGAGTTCCAAGTGCCACATTAACTAACGAACTAGGGTATATAGAAGATAGTCCTTATAATTTAATTACTTATAGTGAAGATTTTAGTAATGCTTTATATTTCAAAGCAAATATGACCGTAACTGCTAATGTAATAGCGGCTCCAAATGGAACTATTAGTGCCTCTTTAGTATCAAGAACCGCAACTGGTACTGCTGCTACAATTACAAAAAACTCTGTCACAAAATCAAATACATTTACGGCAACAATTTATGCTAAATTAGGAACTGTTGCTACAAATTTTGGATTTAGGATTCAAGGAAGTTATCCAAATAGAGGAGATGTTTTAGTAAATTTATCAAACGGAACTATTATAGGAACTGCAAACGGAGGCACAAATACATTAACATCAGCAAGTATTATAAGTGCAGGTAATGGTTGGTACAGAATCATACTAACAACTACATTTGCATCAAACATAACACAAGTCTCTCTAGTTTTTTCACCAACAACCCTAACTTCTATAGCTGGTTTTGAAGCTTCAAACACGGTATTAAGTAATGCCTATATCTGGGGAGCACAATTAGTTCAAGGTTCTGTACCAAAAGATTATTTCTACACAACAGATAGATTAAACGTTCCTAGATTAAACTATGATGTAGCAGGAGGTTGTCCTAGTATATTGTTAGAACCACAGAGGACTAATTTATTTTTAAATAGTGTTTGGGCAGGTGGAGGTTCTGTTCCTACAAGTTGGTCTAGTGGTGTGCCAACGGGAACTGCTACTCCCGTAACAAGTATTAAAAACCCTAACGTAACTGCATATAGGTTTGTAGCATCAACACAACGTATAGAGTTTTCTCAAAATATTTCACTTGTTTTAAATAGTGTAACTTGTTTAAGCGTTTATGTAGAAAGCATTACTACAGCAATTACTGTAAATAATATGTTACGTTTATCAGCAGGAACAGGAACAGGAATATCTGTATTTTTAAAAAACAATGTTGTAATTAATGGCATTACAAATATAGAAGCTGGAAATACTTATTCATTACAATTTACTTGTACATTAGCAGATATTTTCTCTGTTAGAGTAGGTGCTGGAAGTAGTGGTAATGTTACTGGAGATATTACTTTGTCAATGCCACAACTTGAAGAAGGTTCTTATGCTACATCATATATTCCAACAACAACAAGTACAGTTACAAGGAATTTAGATGATATTACAAAAACAGGAGTTTCAACAGATATATTAAATCCATCAGAGGGTACATTTTATGTTGAAATATCAGCTTTATCAAACGATTTAACATCAAGAATAATATCATTAAGTGATGGTACAGATTATAATAGTATTTCAATTCAATTTTCAAATGTAAGTAATATAATTAGATTAGATACTTATGGTCAAACTGGAGTTGGAACAACTGCTAATTATAGGAGTACAGTTACTGTTGCGAATACAACTACTTTGCATAAGTGTTTAATAAAATGGAGTGGTAGCGGAGGAACAAGTGGAATATCTATGTATGTTGATGGTACTAAATATACTCCACTTTTGGCAGTTGGCACTGGTACAGGAATACCTACTGCATTAAATAGAATTGATTTTAAACTATATTGGGGAGGAAATCCATTTTATGGCAAATGTAAAGGAATGCAAATATATAAAACTGCTTTAACTGATGCTGAATGTACCAATCTAACAAAGTAATACTAGGTAACTCAAAAGTTTACTATTCAGACGGAACATCCTGATGATCACTCCAGGGGCACTCCCAAAAAATCAGCACGCAAAAAAATTTGAACAGGTCTCGCAAAGAAACCCAAATGCACTAGGGATAGGAGTCATCTAAGAGAGACACAAATCGACATCCCCCTCCATCCATTTGACCATTGACTCCTAATAGTCAAAATTAATATGTCATACACTCTGGTATCTTATTAGCCAAAGCATATGGACATAGAGCTCTTATTAGTCAAACTATTTATAGACAATAGACAATAGCCAATAGACAATAGACCCTTGTTAGACAAACCGCTAGAAAGCGTTCCCCGGGTGTGCTAACTATGCCACACGCGAGGCCCCCTCAGAATCCCCTCCCAAATTGGGGTCCCTTACTGAGTATAACCCGCCTTTCTCCAAAATAAGGGTCCCCTAATAAGCGATTCCAGGCCCTGCATAACCACTCTATACGAGGGGGCTTTATAGCCCCTACGAGGGACCCCGTTTTGACCCCCCTCCATTTATTTGGAGGGGGACCAGATTTCACGGTGCCTATGAAAAACAAATCATAATATTTTTTGATTTGTAAAGGGATAACACCTCGGTCAGGGGAAACATGCAAATGCAGGCATTTTGCCTTATTTGCCTTATTACACCTCGGGCCATGGCTTAAGCATTAAAGAAGACACTCTTTACATCGGACCACCGAGGCCCAAGGTGTCCCGATCGCAATAATGAAAATTTAAGGGCACTCCACAAAAAGGGCCCAGATCACTCTGAGCCTCTTTTCGGGCAGTTCGGTGTAATTAAAACATGCTTATGTGTCTATTGTTATATGTCTATGCCTATGGTGTACACCGTGACACTACAGTGATTCTCCTATCACAACTACTAATAATGTAATTTCACAGATTATAATTGTTAGGAGTATTAGAAGTCCTACTATGGTCTCACGGTGTTCCCATGCATAAGCTAATCTTTGTTTGATATAATTCATAGCGCTTATTATTTATATTTAAACTCGTCTGCTATTGTGTGTCCAGGTGCTTGATTTATGAAAGCATTGGTTGCTGCTACAACTTGCTGTTACTAGTATAATAACAAATAGAAGTAATGCTATTACATATTTTATTACATATGGTTTAAAATCCCTTGAATCTATTTTCATTTTGCTTTGGTTTTAATTACATGCAAATATAAGAAATCTATATTGATAAATCACGAATGTAAACGTTAAAGTTTAATCCTCGGTGTGCATGTGAATCTTCTTCCTCTATCATTTATATCTTCATGCATCTTTCGTTATCTTTGTTATCTTCTTCTCTCTTCCTCATGCACACCGATGCCGGCGGTGTGCATGTGTTTCCCGATTCTGATTCCGCCCTTACGCACAAGAAAGCCCAAGTGATCTTGGGCTTTCTTGTGACGGCTTAACCTTTACCTACAACCCAAATGCCACACCGAGGTTGGCCTGGTTGAATGAGTCATAGCCTAGGTTAAATCTCATTCGCGGTGTGATGGAGTAACCGATAAGTGCGCCTATCATAAATTCGTGTTCATCGGGTATGTGGTTGTTTATATTGGTAACATGAACCAGAGTTCGATTCCCGATTCTTCCACCGAGGAACACTTTATCTTTCTGGTACCCGAGGTTTACGAAGTAAGCATGATCGTTTCTTGTGTAGATGATATCATTCTTCTCTCTCAGCGTGTTATCAACCATCACACCGGCGCCGGCTCCAATATGAATTGATTTGATTCTTAATGATAATTCTGCGTTCATCGTCTTTGCAAACCCACCGCTGAAGGTTGCGAAAACTGAAGAAGGAGAATCTGAATGGGCTCTGCATTGAGCAGAAGCTGCTCCACCGAGGGTGAGAGCTAAGATGATAATGAGTTTTTTCATGGTTGTGATTGAGTTTAAAGTGTATATAAATGTAATAAACGGTGAGTGCAGGGATATATCGAAAAAAGCTTATTAATAAATTAATAAGCTCTCCTTTAATAGATCGAATGCAACTTTTTTACAATAAAATCCACACTGTTCTTTCAAAAAAATCCATTATTTGTCCATCCCTGTAAACTGTAGTATTTGCTTCATCTTTCCAGTGAATAACAGTCTTACCATCTTTTCCTCTACCCACAACGTAAATTATGGATTCGTCCTGGTAATGGATAAATTCTCTTCCTCTTAAATCTTCTATACTTCTCATATTTGATTTTTTAAATTATTAGCAAATATAAGAATATCATTTTAATAAATTATGAAATAAAACGTTAAAGTTTTCTCACGGTGAGTGATGATGCTGCAAGATGTTGCAATGATGCTGCAAGATGTAACCCACCGTTGACGAGGATTTTTCATGATGCTTTCAAGATGTTGCCCACCGTTGATGAACTTTAACGTTTGGTATCGTGCGAATTCAAAAATGATTTCTTATATTTGCTCTGTTAAAATTGAGGATTTAGTCATCCTGTTTGGTTTAATGGTTAGTAAGGAGGATCTGGTAGTTTATCTACCGGATCCTTTCTTGTTGTCCTATTGGGAAATACAGAAAATTTAAAAGAGGCAATACGCAGACCCTCCGTCGGCGTCGGTGTAAGTGTATGAGAGATTCATATAGAGAAGCCCTCATCTTCTTCCCGCGTGCAGAGTATGTTACTAATATAGTATGTCCAGGTGTTTACAGGTGTTTACAGTCGCTTTCACCGAGGGCAACGGTGAGTCCTATCTGCCTTTGCATTTCATGTCAAAAGCCCACAAAAAAAGAGGCTGAGCCTCTTCTTCTACACCGTTGACAGGTATGATTATTCTTCGACGGTTTCTATTACCTTCTCTGTCTCTTTGTATTTGTTTATCGCAACCATAAGACCTCGGGCAAGTCTTTTACAATAGTCTGAGTAATCCTGAGGTGTTCTTCCTATGCAGGCCGCGTTTTCTAAGTGCATTAGCACTTCCCTCTCAAGTTGGGTTTCTGTCATGATGTTGATTAGTTTTAATTACCAAGCAAATATAATGATAACGGTTTAGATAAAAAAATCTAAACCGTTAAAGTACTGTTAGAGTTATTCTTCTCCAAGCGCTCTCACAAAGCTCACCGAGGCTATGTTTGGATAACCCTCAGCGAAATCAGGGATTGTGGTTTTAGCAGGTGCCCCGAGGTTTTTAAAGATGTGATTGTGTGCCTTGAGATGTGATCGGTTCACCGCGGATATGGCATCAGCAAAGGTGATAGATGCGAAGTGCGATTCGTCCACCGGTGTTTGGATCTGGTTGACTTTGAAGTTTGACATTAGAAGAGATGCCATAGCCCATCTATCACCTTTGTATTCGTCAAGTGTCTTACCGTTGATTACCCATCTTCCATTTTTAACTTGAATTTTTGTGCGTGTTTTCATAATATTGATTGGTTTTAATTACTTGGCAAATATAGGATAATTATTTTAATAAACCACGAAATGAAACGTTAAAGTTTTTCTCACGGTGTTTCCCATTGAATCCCTATCCAGATTCCAATCGGAACACTCATTGGATTGCATCTGGAATTCCACCGAGGACGGCGGTGTTCCGATTCTACTAGCACAATCTTTGGTATCACTTTTTTATATCTTTTTCCTGCCTTCAACTCCACCGAGGACGACTGTGATCGGATACATCATCCATTTACATGCCAAAACATGTCTGCATAAAAAAAGCCTGACTCTTTCGAATCAGGCTCATGGGATGCACCCCGGTTTTAGGTTAGCAATCTATACCTCTAGGAAGGGTGTGACCTCTGCGTTCTTATCCAGGAAGTTTTCATCAAAGGGCTTCGGTACCTTATGGTTCTTTGCCAGGAGTCTTATTGCTCCTGGTGTAAGTCTTCTATGTGGCTCATGTCTTGCACCGTTGCCCCCGCGAGGATAGTATGTTACTAACATAGTATCTTTCTGGGTCTTGCTTTCTGCTGGGATATATTCCGGCGGCACAGGGTCTTTCTTAAATAAGACAAGGTAAATGCCATATCCAAATAATACTAACATCCAAAGTTTTATCATAATGATTGGTTTTTAATTACTAAGCAAATATAAGAAACATTTTCGAATCGATAATGATACCAAACGTTAAAGTTTCTCTCGCGGTGTTTCTCCACAGGACCCGTTTGAAAAAGTAAAATCTCCTGCGGATAAATCAATTTCTCCTACATAATCCTACCACACCGTTGACATCGGTGGGCAGTACGAAGCCCTCGTTTAATACCACAAAAAAAGGAAGACCGAAGCCTTCCTTTCATCAAAACCAACCACATTTAAGGTATTATGGAAACCCTAACTCTTATCTATTTGCACCAAACCCCAAACCTCCTACTCCGAGCAGAAAACCAAAATCGTACCATCCACCGTTGTTGTTAACAGCATAGACTGATACGCCGTCCCAGATCAATGATCCTATAAAACTAAATGGTGTTATAAGACCATGCCAAAAACCGCTCCAAAATCCATACGTGTGTCCCTGCAAGCAAGCGTCAACGGTCTCAGTACCTGCGCAGCTGGATAGGCTTAGGATAAGTGCCAGTGTTAATATTGTGTATTTGAATTTTCTCATTTGTATATGTTTTAATTACCGAGCAAATATAAGAAATGCTTATGAGATATGCACGATATTAAACGTTAAAGTTTAATACTTCCAGCCTATTTCTAAATCTCTTAAAGATGTCATTGCTGAGGTGTACTCCTGATATCTGTGCCATTCACCGTTGCAGTTATATACAACTCTAACAGCAAGCTTGGTGTGCTCTGGTATTTCTTTGATGATACCATTCTTTGGTTTTCCGTGGTCAGGTACATAACAAACCTTATTCCCAACCTTTAATTCATCGATGTTTACTATTGCCATTTTTTAATTTTTAAATCCATTTAAAAGTTCATCCAACAGAATATAACCAACACCTATAAAGTAATGAGCACCATTTCCACCGTCGCTGGCATAGTCGTACTGTAAGCGTATTTTTATTTCCTGTGTTTTATCATCAAGCTTGAAGTTGGTAAAGCTACTAAAACCGTGGATTGATCTTTTCAATATTGATTCAATCTCGATAATTTTAGTTTTTTCCATTTCAGTTAGATTATTTTTTCCTATGTACTCATAGCCTTTATTTTGTAAAGTTAACTTGGGAAATTCTTTAAATATCCCAAGTAATTGACCATGCTCTTTTTCAGTGATTAGATTGATTGTCATAATGATTAGTTTTAATTATAGAGCAAATATATGGAATCTTTTCTTTATAACCATGATGTCAAACGTTAAAGTTTCTCTCACGGTGTTTACCACAAGGCAAGCATAAAGAATTCATGTATTAGGCATACCTGATGCATCATCCGGAACACCGTCGTCATCGGTGTAACAGCATCTTTCAGGATTGCTTAGCGTTTACCCACAAAAAAAGGACCTCGCTTACACGAGGCCCAAAAGTGATAATTCTTGCTATTTATAGGATACTTCCGCCAGTTAGATACTCAAATAATGTTACAAAAGCTGTTACTAATATTGCATCAGTGAATACGCTTCCTCTCTCATTTTCAGACCTTACCAGAGAAGATATGATATATGCAATCACAAAGGTTATTATTATTCCTATCATATTTTTATAATTTAGTTCTTATTAAATCTGTGAATGTTTTTCCTGTTCTTACCGGTTCTTTAAATCCATTGGATCTGGAGTACACCTCGGCCTGTCCACTATGTCCACTCTTGGCGGTCACATTGTACTGAACATCACCCTCCTGAATGTCACAAATTCTGAAATCATCATAAAGTGGTCCATTAGCAGGACAGTTGTTCTTGAAGAACATATAGTGCTTATCCTGGTCAATGTCAGGGTTTGCTGCTACGAATTTCTTAACCTGTTTGAAAAGAGTATCAGCTTTTCTTTTTAGAGATTCATCTTTACAGAACCAGTCATAGAAGTTGAAGCACCAGCTTTCTTTACCGTCGGAATCTAGGTACTTACCGCTATCGAATGCTTCCAATTGTTGTCTTAATGTTATCTTAGCCATAATGAGTTGATTTTAATTGCAGGGTAAAAGTAATAATAATCTTTTACCCTGCAATGATAAATTTCGTTAAAGTTTAGCCTATCTGAACTATTTTTTTACAATTATGACAACGCCAATGGTGCTTGTGGCATTCGTGGTGTTGACCGTCTGGTACATAGTAAGCACCGTGGTCAGTGTCTTCGCATTTGCACCATAGCTTATCCTCTTCGGCTTTTTCTTTTTTAGCGTTTTCTAAACTACCGTAGATCCCTATATCTACTGCATCGATTTGCTCTTGTGTTAGAGTAAAAGTTGTTATGTTCATAATGATTGGTTTTAATTACTTAGTAAAAGTAATAAATTATTTGTAATCACAACGATAAAAAGCGTTAAAGTTTAGTCCACGGTCTCGGCGATCAGACCGATTCGGATTATATGAATCATTTCTCCAGTGTGGTCAGCGAAGTCAGGTAGGCCTAATGAATACTTATCCACAGCTGAAGCAAATTCATGTAATTCTTCGATTATAGCCTTTCCTTTCTCTTCGGTAAGCACCCCGGATTTCTCTATCTTCTTGAATTCAGAAATCGCGAAGCCATCGCTGCATCCACCGTTGCTCCAAGCCACCGATACTCTAAGAACCCCGCATTCAGGCTGTGCTGAGTCTGTGTTATAAACAAATCCGATACCTGTGGAATTTTCCGTTTCCACGGTTACCATGTCTCCTGCTTTAAATTTTTCCATATCATTTATTTAATTCCTAAGTCTAAAATATTCCGCTGGGTTTCCGTTTGCTGCAGAGTTTCTTTTTGCGTTATTAAGATTCTTAACCAATGCTTCTCCAGATTTTGGATTTGTATTGATTTTTGAATTGCCTTTTTCATGTTCCCATGATTGACCAACTTCCAAAGTGTATCTGAAGTAATCTATTAGATATCCAATGGTGCCAGTTACCTCGGTCTCGGTACCTCTTCTCTCTTTAATGATTGTGAGTTCTTTTGCCATGATTCTATATTATTTAAACGTGGGATTTAATTAGTGCGATCATAAAAAATACCCACATAATAATTAATCCTACCTTTGCAACATTAGCCGCTGTTTGAACTGAATCTTTTTTCATATCTGTTTGTTTTAATTACTTAGCAAATATAAGATATAATAATTGATAACAAACGATAGGAAACGTTAAAGTTTTCTCACGGTGTTTCTCATCATCCGATTCGGAATATACAATAATATACAATTGCTTGCTTCATCCTGAATCAAAATGCATGTGAATTCATATACACCGTTGTCGACGGTGGACAAGTATCCGGACCTAATTCATGCCACAAAAAAAGGGAGACTCTCAAATGTCTCCCCTTGGCTATAACCTAACATAAGCAGATATGCTGGTTATAAAAATTTCATTCCTGTTTTTAGAATTTCTTCTCTTAATTCATCGGTTAATTTTTCTTCCATGGCTTCTCCCATTATCACCGTTGGACCCTGTAAGCTTATGGTGTATTCCATATCATCGAATCCCGCGGAGTTTAACAGGATTCGTGTTTGGCTTATGATTACATGTTTATTCATTTAACATAATTATTTGATTACCACCTATTGCTCTCCAAGCATCCTTGTCCAAATCAAAATAGCAGGTTGCTCCTCTAGGACCGTCGCCACCTTTTGGGTGGGCTGACTGAGGAATTCTTGATAAGCTTGTTGTGCCATAGGCTTCCCTTAGTTCACCGTTGGTTTTGAAGAAGGAAAATCTTAAAGGTCCGTCCTTTAAGAGAGTCTTTAATTGGGTGTGTGTGATTTCTTGCATGATGTTTTGATTTTAATTACTTTGCAAATATAAGGCATAATAGTTTATTACAAACGATATAAAACGTTAAATTTTCAAAGTGCCCATGATAATTTTTTTCCTCCATCCGGCTCCATCGGAACACCTCGGCCGGCGGTGAATATGTGTTTTCATGTGATTTATTCGGTCACATCACAAAGAGATTGGGAAAGCAAATAATCATAAAGGCAATCCATTCTTCTATCGAATGTTAGCCTTTGGATATAGTCTCTCCCGAGGAGTTCGGCTATAACAGAATCTTTTACCTGATTAATGTGCATGTGAGATAGGTGTTCTCCAAAATATGCTCTTGCTTCTCTAATTTGTTCTTCCATGTTTAATTGTTTTAATTACATACAAATATAATAAAACCTTATTAGTTGCCACGATATAAACCGTTAAAATTCATGCGCGTAGATAGTATGTTACTAACATAGTATGTACCAGCGGTGGGCGGATACATGCATTAAGATATGCTTTCTTTATCATTGCATGTTCTTCCTCATCATCCGGATGTCTTTTCACATCTTCCACCGTCGACGGCGGTGCTTCTGAGAGGCATGTTGCCTTTGGTCACAAAAAAGGCTTTCTTATAAAGAAAGCCTAATTCTGAATTAAAACATAACCAATTATTATTCTATCTTGTACATGTCCACACCGGGGATTAGTGCTAATCCTCTTCCATTATCCCAATCAACATGAATATGTCCCATTCCATCTTCACCCCGGATAGTTCCCTGTTCGCCTGCCTTAATGGGATTTGGATCATCGCCCATTCTTATCAATGTGATTCTCTTGCCTTTTAATTTTTCGTTCATGATGTTTGTTTTTTAATTACATGCAAATATACAAATTTATTTCTTAGTAAAAAAATTATTACTGGATTTGTTTAAACTTTAACGGTTGGGTAATCTTTAATATCTTTTTTATTTCTATATCACTCATAGGAAATCCCTGTGGTGTAGCCCGATCTTCATATACCCCGGATATGACATAATTGATAAGGAAGTTACCATAGATATATTTCCTGTTATCTTCAAACACCTCAAATATCTCATAGGTTTCACCGTCGATGAAATAAGCAGCCATAAGGAATTTGTTTATTTCCTTGAAATGATTATAATATATGAATGTGTTTGTTACCATGATGCAAATATATGGAATCTTTTTTAAATGCCGCGGATTAATCCGAATAATTTCCGAATTAATCCTGATTCATCTCACACACCGTCGCCGGCGGTGAAATCATGCATGTCCATGCTTTTTCCATATTCTTGCACACAAAAAAGGCTTTCTTAAAAAGAAAGCCCTCTTCAAAAAAGAAGTGTGTGTAATTAAAACCTCTTAAGCCTTAGCGAGTCTTTGATGAATTCAAAGTCTGCTCCAGTTACACCGTCGTTGTCAAACTCATCTGCGATTAGATTCTGTAACTCGTCCACTGTTTTTACTCCTCTATCCTTTGCTTTTGCTTTGATCCTTTTATAAAGATCTTTCTTCTCCTGTGTCATCTTTTTTATTTTTGATTGTTAAATATTCTGGTGCATCATCATAAAATATGGAAACGTATTTATTCTTACTTTGTGTTCCGCATGTTGCGAATTGATGACTATGGATAACGATACTAGGATGTTCTCCCAGGAAGTCATTAACCTTATCCCTTAGCTTTTGCATATCGTCTGATGTGGCAAGAAAAAACTTCATGTTCCATTTAATTATAAAGCAAATATAAGAAATCCTTTTCATATACGCACGAGGCCAAACGTTAAAGTACGCTCGCGGACATAGTATGTTACTAAGATAGTATGTTTTATCCAGAAAAAAAGGAGCCGGGTAGCTCCTTTAAAACATAACATGAATATCAAATTGAATCTTTAAATCCTACTTAACAAATATTATAGCAGGAATAATATCAAATGTTTCATTAACGTCTTGTGATGTCGATACTTTCCACCGTGGTGAAGGAAGTTAATAGACCATTGCAACAATTCCCATCTTCCCATGCCACTGCCACATAAAGTGACAGGTTGTTATTCTGATTGCGTCGGGCGTAGACGTGTCCTATACCAACCTTCGTTGGTTGCGGATTGAATTGAGATTTCGATACTTGCGTTACCCTTACTGGGTCTCCTGGTTTAAATTGTGTCATGATGTGATTGATTTTAATTACATAGCTAATATATGAAATCTATTTTAAATCATAATGATTTAAAACGTTAAAGTTTTCCATATTTTATTATGAATGTTTCATCCCTCATTGGGCTTATACCCATTCTCTTACACATCTTTGTGTATTCATCATAGGTGATTGAAGTCATCTTACCTAACTCCCTTGCCATCTCTAGGTTTAGTGCTTTGTCGTTGTTACCACCGTAGATGGCTTCATTGTGCCATTGTATTATTTTTTCCATATTAACAATTTATTTTATTACATATTAAATGACCAATTATTATCGAAACAAATGAACAAAATAATATCCATACTTGATGGTAGACAAATCCAACGCCGAAAAGCATTAGTGATATGTGAGGTATTGTCAGAATGCAAAACACCGCTGGCGTTATCACCATCGCTAGGAATAAACCTAGAAGTGGGTCCTTTCTTTTACCTGTTCCCATTATTCCTCCGTTGGTTGATAATCCTCCTCAATGACATCATCCACCTCGATAACAAGGTCATTGAAGCTACCTTCCTCCTTCACCGCCTCAGCTTCCTCTTCAGTAAATCCTATCTTCCTCAAAGCTGCGGAAAAAGCTTTGTCCCTGTCTGATGCATTAACAAATACTGCCTCTGGTGAATCCCAGTCATCCTGACTGGTGAACATCACACAAAATAATTTCTTTTCCATGTTGTTTTGATTTTAATTACATGCAAATATAAGAAATCTTTTCCAATTACCAACGATTATTATTGGATTTTATTTGCATAAAATTTCTAGAATCCATATCATTCTTTCTGTCTGTTATCACCCCGGTTTCTAATAATTCAATAAAAACCAATTGGATAAATTTAATTTCAAATAATGCTCCCTCCCAGCAAATTCTGTTATCAGAAACCCAATATTGCAATAATGGATTTTTCAATTCAATTTTCTTATCGTACAGCCAGCTCCAATTGATTATATCAATAGTTGACATAATATAAAGAAACGATTCAAAACTTGGTGTTCCAATACACATGAAGTTGTCACCGTCGTTGCCGGCTCTATATTCGATTCTTTGGAATGCCCTGAATAATTCACCAATTACGGTATCGCTCGGTCCCTCTGATTTTATATGCTTACTCTCGAAATTTGAGATCTTCTCTTCATCCTCCTTCGATATTTCGCATTTTAAAAATTCTCGTGGCCCTGACTTATCACCGTTGAAGATTGGTATTTCTTTTGGCCCTTCGAATGGGTTTCTTTTCTTTGAAAAGACTCTCTCAGGTTTTCCCCGATATTTAATATCATCGAGATATAAGCTGATATATTCGCCAATATCAACTTTACCACATTCCTGACCACCGTCCAATATTGGGATTTTAATATCCTTGAGTATTCTCTCATCGATCCCATCTAAATCTCGAAATCCCCATTTATCAATGTATAATTCCCTAATGTCTTCTAATTTCTTAAGTTCCTCATTTAACTCAAGAATGAAATCTACTTCCTCTACCTCTGTTGTTTTTGTTTCTTTGCTCATAATGTTTTGATTTTAATTACATGCAAATATAAGATATACATTTTAAATAACCACAAATAAAATCGTTAAAATTTATCAGGATTGATTTTGACATATAAATGAATAGGCAGATGTGATACACCGTTGCCGGCGGTGGAATTGGATACACATGCATTTTGATTCCATAAAAAAAGAGGCCGAAGCCTCTTTTAATACCGTTGGCAGTACTGATTACTCAGCAACTTCTGCAACAACCTCAGCTTTTTCTGCTTTTTGAGCTTTTGCTTTTGGAGCAGGAGCTGGTTTTTCTTCCTTAACGACTGGAGCCGTTACCACCGCTGTTGGTGCACCTTCTCCTACGATTAGGTTTTCCTCAGTTGTGTAGAAGATACGAGTTGAACCTGGTTTTTTAACTCTAATCAAGTTAGTACCAGTAGGACCTGCGATGGCCAACTTTTCCAAGATGATTGCAGCACATGGCTTCATTTGAGCCGGAGTACCTGTAGCTTCTTTCTTTCCGAAAACTTTTAGCGGAGAGATTAAAGAAGTTTCAATTCTTGAACCAACTTCGAATGCACCTTCAATGTGTGGTACAACCGGTACTGGCACCTCTGCTACTGAAGCCTCTGGACCTTCTACTTGAGCAGTTTCTTTGACAACCGCTTTTGCCATTTTTTCAACTTTTGCAACTGGAGTTGCTACTGTAGCGTTTCCGCCTTTTTTTTCATTCTTGTTCATGGTGATTGTATTTAAGTGTTTAATTAATTACTTCGTAAATGTATAAAATTCCGTTTAGATAAAAAAATAATTTTCTGGTTATTTTTCGTTAAAGTTTTTATCGTAATAATGCGACCAATCTCTGTGCTGATCTTTCCGATGTGTGTCGGCTATATGTTTCACCGTCGATTCTAACTGTGTGAGTGTACTGTGGCTTATCTGGTAATCCTTCCTCTCTTATTACCATTTCCGGTTGATGATACCTCGGATGCTGGTATAGAACTATTGATGATGCTGCCGGAGAGGTTGCTATCTTAACTATGGAGTCTTCCATAATTGAACCTCCACCGTGGCTATTAATAGTTCGGATAAGTAAAGGTATTTTGATAGGACCTGAGCTTCTGCCCGCCTTACCTATCTTTCCATCCTCCTCCATCCAATCCCGACCTGTCACTCTGTCACCAAGATAGATTTTGATTCTTTGATCGGTACTTCTAAGAGATTCTAAAACTCTAATAACCTCATCCGGTGTTTCTTCTGAGTAATAGGTACCGGACTCGGATACTTTGTATATCTTGTCCTTGTCTCCTATTTTGTGTGTTTCTGTTTTCATTTAATTTTGATTTTAATTACAGAGCAAATATACGGAATAGGTTTTAGATACAAACGATAAGAATCGTTAAAGTTTTAGCCACGGTGTTTACCATAAGGCAGGCATGAAGATGTCATATGGAAAAGAAAGGCATACATGATGCATCATCCGAAACACCGTTGCCGACGGTGTAACTGTGCAGGCATGATGCACACCACAAAAAAAGAGGCCGAAGCCTCTTTATAATACTTTATGTAATAAAAAAATATTATGGTGCAAGATTAATGCCAAGATTATGAATCATCGTGACATAGAAAGCAATAGCACCTCTGTTGACTGAGTCCGCTCTATTGATTGCTTCATAAAGGTCGTTATCCAAAATTGCTCTGACGAATGATCCAGGATATGTTTCGATACCTAATTTATTTGCCATGATGGCCGTTCCGATGTTTACGATATGATTCTTCGCTTCATCATTAAATAATGATGTGATTGGTACATTACAGGATTCTGCATTTTTGATAAGATAAACTTCCACATTGGTTCTTATCTTTTCCATTTTTTGATCCCTAGTTAATTCTGGCATGATTGTCTAGTTTAAGTGGTTGGGTAAATTGGTCCTGTTAATATTTGTTGGTCCCAATTCATAAGTGCCTTGTATTTTTGTGTTAACCTGGCTGAAGTTTTAATTTCGTTATTTGTTGGTATTCCTCTTCTTACAAATAAAAATCGAAGTGTCTCTTCTATTTCAAGTATCTCCTTTAGTTTTTCTGGATCAGCTGGATAAGATAGCATGGTTGTATTGGGTTTTGATTACGGAGCAAATATAATAAATTATTTTTGAATAAAAAAATTATTCCATATCTAATATGGCATCCTTAATTAAATAACCCATATAGGTCGAGGAATTTGATGGTTTATTGTTTAACCATGACGTTGCCATCTGCCAAGCTTCCTTTTCTGTGTAGCCAAATCCTATTGTGTATATTGGATCTTCATTTTCTTTAATGATATAGACAGGTACACCCTTACCTCTAAATCCCTCTTCGAATTCAGTTTCAAATCTCTGTGCTATGGCATTCGGATACCTTGCTAGTACTCTTTTATTATTCATCATAATTATTGTTATTATTGTTATAATCATCCCAATCATCGGATCCATCATCATCCCAAGCATCCTCCTCTTCCTCTATATCGGGTAATCCATACTCACTTCTAAATTCTGTATAAGGTATCAGGTCATCCTCATGAGCACCATTTTGATGTTTTTTCCAAGCTTCCTTACATTTTTCTTCTTCCCCGTGGGTTGTTTTTCCAATCATCATGTTATTTGTTATTTTAATTACAGGACAAATATAATAAATCATTTACAAATAAAAAAATATTTTTTTATTTTTTAAAGACTGGTTTGTAATATTTTCTGGAGGCATGACCTAATGTTCGAATCTCGCAATCATTATTATCTAGGAATCGAAATCCAGAATAACAATCTGTATCAAACATTATTCTTTCAATCATCACACAAACACCTTCTTTGAATTCCTTTGTGGCATCTGAATCCTTTCTTGCAAGTTGGGTGTTGGCATAATCGATCATCTCTATAACACCGATGGTTTTTCTCTTTGCCATATTATATGTTGTTATCTAACCAGTCCTTTAATTCCTTTTTGATGTACTCCATATCATCTTCATCATCGGGATCAGGAAATCCTCTTCCCATCATCTCTCCAATGTGAGCACCGTCGTCTGCTCTATAGATGTCTATTCCATCTTCTGATTGGTCCGCGTCGAAGAAATACTTTATATCATATAAGTCTCCGTCTATTTCAATATCTTTTATTATATGTGCCATAATATTTGTTTTTACTTAATAGGAAATGTATCTATGCCATTTAAAAGAAACCATATTTCTTTTGACGATTTGTTCGATTTTCTTCTCATTGCTGACCTCCATGAAATTAAGGTTCTTTTAATAGTTAATAGCTCCAAATCGTAATTTTCATCAGATAAATCAATTTTATCTGAAATGAATTTATATTTACTCTTAAATTCGCCAGAATCTATTAGTTCATTGAGAGTATCTAAATCCTCCGCATTTATTCTTATTTGACATCTTTCCGTGCCATTATACTTATTTTTAGTGAAATCATGAAGCCATAAATAAAATGGGGTGAAGTGATAAAATCTATCTATAGTGAGACCATTATTTTCTCCTATGAACGATAACCCATTATAAATATTGCTATCTAATCTGGTTCTTGGTGGTGTCATATATGTGTTATCTAAGCAGTCGAGTGCGGTGCAATAATACGAAGAGAGAGAAAATTTACCTTCTAGTTCTTTAAGTTTTTTCCTTTGTGTTTTAAATTTATCCATAATATTTGTTTTTAATTACATGGCAAATATATGGAATCTTTTTTAAAGAAAAAAATTATTTTTCGGATTTTTCGGATTTTTTGTAATCCTCTGGTTTCCACCGTTGGCCTGGGATAGGTAGGACACCATCCTTTATGAGCTTGTCCCAATCTCTTCTCTCTGACATCTTTCCAAAATAACCTCCGATTCCGATTCCAACTAGGAAACCTGCAAACCCCATTGCAACTATTAGCATAAGTATTTATTTATTAAGTGAATGAAAAATATTCCTATCAGAATCCATTTAATTGTGAGAATTATAGCGTTGATTATGCTAACCCTCTCATAAGGATAAAGGTTGCTCCACCATATTTTTATTGGATTTCTCATTTTAAATGTACGCGTATGGATAGTATGTTACTAACATAGCATGTTTATTGGATTGCATCAACCTTCGGTAAGCAACACTTCTTATATTTTAATCCCGAATCACATCGGCATTTGTCATTGCGTTGTGCACCGTGGTACTTGGCTTTGAACTCTTGCTCTGCCAATCTGCTAGCTTCTCTCTGTGCTCTCTCCTCCGAATCAATCGCTTCTTGCCCTGCATCATCCTCTCTCACCGTGTATCCGATTGACTTGTCACCAACCCCCCTCATCATATCGGCAAGTATATTTGATCTGCTCATATCCTGATAGACACTTAACATCTTGATGAATTTCTCTCTCTTCATCTTTTTGTATCTTGCTCTTTGTTCCTGAATCTTCTCCTCAGGCACCTCGGACAGGCTATAAGGTACATATTCATTACCGCATATATCGCAAGTTGTCTTCGATAATTTCTTTATCTCCTTGCCCTCAGCATCCAACACCGTTATCCCTGATGTGAGATGTGATTCGAATAGTTCGAACTCCTGGCATGGGGTACACCAGGTTCTTTTTTTAATTTGACTAGGCATATTGGGTCTTTTTATTGTTAATGCTATATAGATGCACTTCCCTTATGGAAGTAGCAGGAATTGGTTCCGATGAGGTCCATGATTTACCAACACCGAATATGCTCTCCATCATCGGTGAATGGTCTATGCCTTCCTCAAGCTTTGAGGCTTCCACTTCAACTTCGATCACAGCGATTGTGTTCTCACCTGTGACTTGCAATCTGAAGCCAATCCAACGGAGTGCTGAATCGATTGAATCGGTAAGGTAAACATAATCCCATTTGATGATCAGACCATCTTTTTGGATGGATGGTACATTTGATGCCGATGTTGCGTGGAATGCTCTCATTGATTTGTTTGATTTTGTTTTGCAAATATATGACATCTTTTCAAATAAATTCATGAAATTTCAAAATATTTTTTACTACCCAATTTCACCCTCGGTGTATGCTGCGTGCACATAACATCCGCGCACAAAAAAACCTGATTTTCCAATCAGGTTTTTTTAACTGCGTGTAGTTTATCTCGAAGGTTAGACATGTTCAGTGTGTCAATGTAATCATGCACACTTTCTTTGGTCCAACCGCCCTTCTTCCTGTGGTATATTTTACCAGGAAATATATCAAAGTTCTTCTCCTTGGCCATGAGTGAATTTTCCCTACCTGGATGGCTAAAAGCCACATAGTAAGGATCGGATAAAATCCCATCGACATCCCAGAAAGCGTAGTTGTCTTTGGGTGTGATTTCACCGACGATAGTGGTCTCTATACCTGCTTCGGTGAGTACATTAATATCGTTCTTTTTAAGGAATCCTAAAGCCGGATTATTTGCACCGCCGATTTTAACCAATTGCAAAGCGGTTGGATCAATCGCACCTCGGTGGAAGAAGCTTTCGAAAAGCATTAAATGTTTCATTCTATAGAGTTTTCTCTATATATCATCTATGTCTATCAGAAGCTTCACAACAGCCATACCGTGGCCAACCCCTCTGATGGCAGGAGACACAACACCGTTGGCAACAAGAAAGGGCAAGCACCCTTCGTTCTCTGAGTAGTTCTTAATGATCACCTCATCCTCCTCTAAATGCACATCAGGCAGGTTCACCGTGGCTGTCATGATGGGTGAGCCATCTTCCACGTCCACTATGCGTATAGCTTTACGGCCGTTCGCATACGAGCCCGCATTTATTAGATAGACAGTGTAGTTGGCATAAGTGGTGTTTAATTCGTAAGTCTTCATCGTGTATTAGTTTAGTTCGTGTATGTGTGCGAGATCGGTCCCAGACATAGTATCTTACTAACATACTATCTAGGTGGGCCTTAGTCGGGTCGGCTCCAGATGAGTGTGAACAAGTAGAGAGCAACCATCATGGTAGCTACTACTGGATTAATCTCCTCTTGGTCTTTCACACAACCAGATAATCCAGATATGTATATAATCACAGTCGCGAGGGCTCCGCATAGTATTAATGCTCCCGCGATCTCCCATCCGTTCTTAAGTCTGCGCATAGTTCGTGTTTCGTGGTCCCAGACATAGTATCTTACTAACATAGTATGTAGGTGGGGCCTTGTTATTATTTCTTTTTTCCGACTGTTATTCCACAGGAACATTTCGTTATCAAGTAATCGCCATCCGAGGATTTACCCTCAGTCATCTTAATCACCGTCCCACATTCGGAACATGTCACCTTTACTTCACCCATTATAATGTTCCTTAATTTTATCCATGCAAATATATGAAAACATTTCGAATAAAAAAAATCCTCGGAATATTTTTTTATTCCGAGGATTTGTTGTACTTTAGCTTTTGAAAAATGAATGGCCATTCATGTGGCCGGGTTCCGGACTGGACTCGGGAGAGTGGACTCCATGGTGTGCTAAGATTAAGCTTGTGTAGGCCCGCCGACGGTGTTTGATTCGATTCGCTTCTTATATCTTAACAATGTCGAGATCGCTCTCTTCACTCTAGCAATCTCGCCCTCCTTTAAAGTTAAATAATTAGCAGTGTAACCCGGCCGGGGTACCCTTTGTTTAGCAACATATGTAGCATAGCCGGGACGCAGATAATCATATAGATCTTCCAGAATGAAATCCACATCCTCTGGTGAGACAAGTTTAACCAGACAGATTCTCTCTTTCTTAGAGAAGTCCTCCACGGTGTCTTGCCATGACTCAATGCCTTCCGCATACCGACCCGCTTTGAATTCATCAGTGGCAAAGTCAAGAATGGAGTCAGTGTCAGTGATGTACTGGTCGTCTTCATCATCGGTGTGCCACAAAGACTTGTAATCATTAGGCACAGCATCCTCAATCACTTCAACCGCCCAGATGGCTCGCTCCGGTGTCTTGTCCATCACAATGTCAAAGTCAGGTTGACCGTTGCCACTTCTCTTTGGACTATCAGGATAGGGTTCTTCATCTGTAGTGTAGATGGGTGTGAAGAGCTGCTCGGCTTCCGTGTGCTCTATCTCTCTACCGGCTTCTTCTGGCTGAGGTGTGTCAGCCCACTCTGGCCACTCTGGCTTCCAGGATTCGTATAACTTCAGGTTTTTCATACCTTATATATCCAAGGGGAAATGTCGCGGGTTAGTCCCCCTAAAATGGCTCTTTGGAAGCCAACCCGTGTTTTCACCATCAAAAAGGCAAGTCGGGGTGTAGGTGAGGGAAGCCATTTTGGGGAGGCCAACCCAGAGGACCCGGCCCAACCCGATAGTGAATACCAATAAAACCACCTAATAAAATCCCATCACATAAGATGTTCCGTCTCTAATAGAGAGGCAATGGGTCAATACCGCATGAAGAGAGAAGAGATAGAGGTAGAGTACGAGGCGAGATGGATAAGGTGATACTAGGAGACCGGACCTAGAATCTAGGATATATAAAATATTTATTTTTTCTAAAAGAAAATGCAGATTTCTGTTGGGAACTCTTGCCCAGTGGAAAGAAGTGGTAAGATGTGGAGAGAAGTGGTGAAACGGGGCGACGAGGAAATCTTGTTAATATGGCCCTGGGTGGGAACTCACGCCTGGAGAGGGGATTCCAAAAGGGCCTCTAAAACGCGATTACCTGGCCAGTGCTCCCTCAGTTTCCCATCTATGTCTCTCTATATGGTTTGGTTCCTGCGATCCCTTAGAAGCTTCCTATGTGAGTTGGGATCTACTGGCCAGTGCTCCCTCAGTTTTCATTTGCTGTCTCTCTATATGGTTTGGTTCCTGCGATGGCTTAGAAGCTTCCTATATGAGTTGGTATTCTCTTGTCTATCTCTCTAGAGAAATGGTTGTGGTTACTCTCTAGCTAGATCTCTTACTCTATGTCTATAGGTTCTCTGTCTTGCTACTTAATATATGAGATGAATGTGAGTTGCTTCTATGTGAATGTGATGTGTTACTTACTCGTGGCTATGATGTAATTGTCTATGAGTATGTAGATATGGGTTATGAGATTGTTGTCGCTTAAACGCACTCTAATGAAGTTGATCTCTTTATGTAGATTTATAGGTGATGGTGGTGGTATGCTCTCTGACGGCCGGCCCTTAGTGGGTTTACCTGATTTCGATCCTCACCCATGATATATAGATGAAAAAATCAATATAATGAAACATATAAAACTATTTGACAATTTAGAGTCCCCTTACGGGGAGAGTGTGACTCGAGTAAGAATCACCAAATGTGACAACCCGATGTATTGGTATAAAGATTTTGTAGGACAAACATTCACAGTGGTGCCTGACAATTCCGGAACCAGCTGGACGGATGGCAAAGAAAAGTGGAAAGTGGTTCCTGATGCAAACAGACCTAATGGTGTTGATTACCTAAACAAGGAGGACACCCAATTGGTATAACTCCTGATCAGCTTAGAAAGGTGATAGGTTTATACAAGAGTATAAAGGTATAATTTGTCAGTAAAAATGCCACCGATAAAAAAGCAGACCTTGAGTCTGCTTTTTTGTGTGTCCATCTATTGGTGGTCGGGCCTCTTGGGATTTATCCGATTTCGATCCACTCAATCTCAGTATCCACCAAATCATTAACACATAGAATTATTTGGTCCAGTGATTTTGAGGTGTGGTATTTTGTGGGATTCTTATATCCATCTTCAAAAACTATTGCCATAGCATATGTCCCCTGTCGCATCTTCTTAAGCCATGCTGCTGGTGGTGAATATCCAGCATTTCCAACCGCATTCAAACTCCACTCGCGGACCATCACAAATTCATAGTCATTCTCCCGTGGGTATTTTTCAAATCTGAGTAACTGACGGACGCCATCCAATTTCTTTTTCTCCTCCTCAGTGAATGGCTCACCAAGATTTTCCCTCCCGAGTCTTCTCTCCAGATCTACATAAGTTTTATTATCCATCTTGCTTACCCCGTCTGGTAGATTGAGCAAGGCTGATTCGTTAAGATGCTGTGAGAATGTGTGTAGGTGTTTCATGTGCTATTCTAGAAACATGTTTATATCAATCTAATATGACGATATAAAATCAATTATTTTTTCATTTTCTTCGCCAGGAGTCAATCTATCAACAATCTCCTCAATCTCCCCTGTGCTTTTTCCAGGATGATTAAATGCTTCTGCATATTCCTTACTGATTTCAATATTAGGTTTGTATGATATTCTTCTTACCATATTAATAGCATCAAGTTCCCTTTGAGCAACAGATGAACATTCAAAAATTTTAACCTCAATTTTATCCTTATCATCATATTCATACCAACCACACGTGTCAGCCCAATTCCTCAGAATGTTTTCAAGTTTTTCTGGTGTTGAATTTTCTGGTATTTCGTATTTCCAATCCCCTGGAGTTTCCTCGTCTACCCCTATCCACTCGGATAGTGCAACAATTAGTTCGTCGAATGTTTTTTGTAGTGTAGATCCCTTAGAAATTCCGATCATTTTAGTCTCTCCCTCCTCCACAGAATAAAAAAATATCTTTACCACTATGATCTTATCAGCGGATGAATCTAAAGATTCGAATGATTCGTATACCTTTATGTGTTTCATTTTGATTGTTATTTATATTTACAGGTAGTATCCTGTGTTTTTATCTAATTTTTATTCAAGCAATGGAATTATTTGTGTTTTTAATCCTCATTAAATGGTGTCACTTTGAATGGTGTTCTTTTGGTTTTTGTCATTCCCTTTGCCTTTGTTATAAGTTTGTCCAGTAGAAATATTGAGTATCCGAGTATTTCTTCGGAATTATTATAAAGATTCTCTAAGGTGATATTCCTAAAATCCTTAATATATGCAGCTCTGTGCGATTTGGGAAAATTCAGATCCCTATCGGTTAGTTTTTTTGATTCCTTATCGTATCCTGGACTTGGGTACAGCATAACCTTATCGTTGATGATATAGAAAAAATTATTGCCTCTCTCACCACGTTTAATATTATCTCTGTAATATTTCTCGTATGTGAAATGGTGAGGAATGAGATCAGTCTTTATGTTATTGGATTTTATGTATTCCTTTAGTTTATCGTAGTCACCCTCGCTAAAAATAGCAATTTTGGGAATTAGTGATTCCATATTCTCATTTTCAAAAATCTCAAAAGGTGTTACGTGTTTCATTTTTCTGTTGTTTTTTTTATATATCCACCCGATAAATTATTTTTTTTACCTGTCAGGCTAGGGCTGGTGTGAGTTGCTGAGATTCGTGGGGATGCTGGGAGAATGTATGTATGTGTTTCATGCTGTTACCTAATTTGATCCCATTCTATTCCTGGTCCGTACTTGGCGGCAATGAATGCTATGGCATCTTGTAGAGACTTGAAAGTGTTGTAGGAGTTGGAAAGATAGGTCTCACCAGGGATGTCATCTGAGGTGTCCACCGTCCACATGGTGGTGGAGATTTTACCAACCTGTATTCTAGGGTAACCTTGCCTTCCTATTTCTGTTCTATCCTGGTTGATTACCATTCTGAATCTTAGATCCTCTCCTGTTAGCTTTTTATAGTAACTGCCGTCTTCATTTTTAAAATTTATGTAATCGAAGAGAGAGACGAGTGATGCTTCCTCCTCTTTGTTTATTGGATCCCATCTGTAGAGTTCTCTATTTCCTAGGGACTGCACCGCAAGATCATTAAACTCCTGTCTGGTGAGTTCCCTGGATTCCGATTCGTTGACGTGTTGGGAGAATGTGTGTAGATGCTTCATGTGCTATATATCTACCTGTTGGCATGCCAATGATGACCGGTTTTTGACCAGATTCCACAAAAAATCCACCATGAAGGTGGATTTGATTATGATTTTATTTGGATTCTTAGAGTCTATCCACTTCTGGATTCACATCCGGATGCTTTTCTGCCATGTACTCTCTTACCTCTTGCTCAGCATCCTCGCCTAGATCCATGCCTATCAATTCCATCTGCTGTGGTTCATTGTTGATAATCTCGTAGATGGTAACTAGTTTGCTACCTGTGCACTCTAGTACATCATCACCGAAGTCTGCCACATCAATATCCACTGTGTAGTAGAATTTTCTTGCCTTCTGTTGGGACTCTAGATATTCAGAGATGATTTTGATGATGATGTTCTTGTTCAGATCTGATCCAGGAAAGATCTTAACTGACTGATCCGGATTTTCTGGGTTGGGTTTAATTTCTGCTACATTCTTGTCAACTAGATCTGTGATGGTTTCGATGTCTAGTTCTGGGAATTTACCTTGCATATGGGTTATGAATTCTCTTGACATGTTATTTGGTTTTGGTTAGAAGTTTCTCTAGGACTGATGTCCAGTCCGGGTATTGTTGTGTTGCAAAGTGTATGTGCTCCCCTTGAAAATCGGCAACACCATTTGCTATCCTGTCATCGATTAGAAAATCACCTCTCACTAGACCTTTGTTGTGGCAGAGTATTAGTTTCTTATGCGCTGACTTGCCAAGATGTTCCTCCACCCATCTTCTCTTCTCACCCCAGGCATCTGGATTCGACCAGGGTGGGGTGGAAAGGATATAGGTTTCATATTTATCTTGAAGAGCATGCCAAGCTTCTATTGCTCCCTCTATGGGTTCCAGATCCTTGTACGCTGAAGGGTGACTAAATAGTTTGGTACCCTTAATACCCTCAGCCTCCAACTCCTTGGCTCTCTTATCAAAATCACAGATAACTCCATCTAAATCAAATAGAAGTATGGGTTTTGTTATCTCTATGCTTGCTCTTAGCCAGTCTTTCATTGGTTCTTTTCTTTTATGATTTCTATTAATTTTTTAAGACATTCAAGTTCTGCTTTTTCGTATGTTGTAAACATTCCGCTCATTTCACAGTCTCCACTTTCTCCTGAATCACAAATATGAGTACCGCCTCTTTCTTGGTTGTAGTGTAATTCCCAAATGTAACCACTTGCATTTGAATAAACTGTGTGTACTAAATCATAATTCTCTCTAAACCATCTAAATGCTTGTTGATAAAGTGGGGCAGATATTTCTATAATAACTTCATCTTTATTGTCAGTTATTATACGATGTCTATCATCAGCTGTATCTAAATGTATATCATTATTATCAAATTTATAATAATCACCAAAACAAGGTTTATCAAATCCTAATTCTTTAAGAGCTGATGCTTGTTCATACGGAATGAACTCTTTACTTATTTCCATAACTAATATCCTGCTAGTTTTGCAATTAATCCATCTTGACTTAATATATAAGCAAGAGAGTCTTCTTGTTGTGGTGTAAGAGATTTAATAGCAGAAACAAGATTGATTCTACTATATGTTATATCTTCCCCATACATCTTCTTTACATTCTCTCCTATTTTTAAGAACTCTGTAACATTAAAATTGTCTACAGGATTGTTGTTATCATCAACACATCTACCATTAATAATCTTCATAATTAGTTTTGTTTAAATGTTTTGTTATAGTATCGTTCTGCTGTCAAAGTACCACCTTGAACTACATAAGCATCATATTTATCTGCAAATTCAATAATTTGTTGCTTTTCCATTTCTTTGGCTTGTGTAATAGCATTATTAATTTTTTCAAATTGACTTGGATACAATTCTACAATACTATCAAATTGTTCTGCTAACCATTCTACTGCTGTTTGCATAGTTTCTATTTTATATTTGTTAAAGGATAAACATCTTCTAATGGATCATTGTACTCAAATGGATAAGGATCATCTATTTCACTGAATACTATTTTAAATTGTTCTTTAGCACCTTCTACGTGAAGTTTTGCAAACTCAGTCATAAATAGTACTATTTGGTTAATCCTTAATTCACCTCTGTCTCCAGTTAGTTTATATTTATTCCTTAATAATTCTTCTGCTGTTGGTATCATAAGTTTAGTTGTTTATATTTTCTATTACTTTCTCTATTATTTCATTGTATACATCATAACTAAGTAAATCAGTGATAACTATTCCTTCTAACTTAACTGATGATATTTCAAACTCAGCAGAACATCCTGGATAACCAGATCCATCTGGATAATACATAACCATTGGTTCTGCTGGAGAGTAATACCCATGTACATCTAAACGTACATCATATACATTTACTTCTGTTTCTATTTCTTTCATTTCTTTTTAAATTTTTCAAACCAATCTTTAATAGATTCTACTTCGCAAATTTCATTATCGAGTTCTCTTAATAATTTTAACACTTCTTCCTCACTATAACTTCTTTCTTGTTGCCATTTCATACCCAACAACACACATCGTAATTCTGTTTCAAAATAACTTCTAGCAGAACTTCCAATACTAGCTTCTTGACTTCCATACAATGTAGTTTCTTTTACTAATCTTTCAGCAGCTTTTTCAAGTGTTTTTTTCATCTTATTCCTTTTTAAATTTTTCAAACCATTCTTTAAAAGTTGGAGGTGTATCATTAGAATTGAATAAATAATCTTGATATTCGTCCATTAATAAGTGCATTTGAGATTCTGTATAAGTTTTCGGAGTTTCTTTAATTTCAAAAACTTTTTCTTTATTTACAGAAAGAGAAGCGGAAACAATTCTACTTCCTTTTCCTAATATTATTCCTTCTGGTGATGATTGTGACATAATTTATATTTTATAATTAATAATTCGTGGTATGCTGATAACAAGCGTTTGGAGCAAGTTGCAGAAACATTTTCTTTCTATTCAAGATTGCGGTGGCAACCTGCACCAAGCGCAACCGTTATATGATAGTTTCAGAGACGTTCAGTTTATAAAACATATTTGGGTTGCATCCGAAAAAGAAAAACCAACCATCTTTTAAGTTCATAAGCCCATCCTCTCGAATGTGTACTATTTCGTGTTTTTCGCCCATATACAAAACAATCTCCCCAACTTCATAAGTTAGTTTGTCAATGTAATATCTTTCATTCATTATTCTTCTATATTAAAAATATAATCAATAATAATATACATAAATCCTATAAGAGCGAATAAAGGAATTGTTACTGGGCGGAGTATTTTTACACTCATAATTTTGTCTAATACTTTCATAATAAATCTATTTTTGTTAATTTTTAACTTTATCGTAAAAAACCATCACATAACAAGCGTTTGGAGCAAGTTGCAGAAACATTTTCTTTCTATTCAAGATTGCGGTGGCAACCTGCACCAAGCGCAACCGTTGTAGGTAAGTTTGCTCAACTTTGTAGCCAAAGTTACGCAGGTTATATTTTTGATATATTTTCAACTACTTTTCCCCACCACTTTAAAGTATTCCCCCCGTCTAAACTTGATTCTTTTATAAGTTTTATAATTTCACTACAACATAAAGTAGCTTGTACTTTAGCTCTATATTTATTTTGTGAATGAAATCCATCTTCGTCTGGAGTAAAATAAAACATTTCATATAATTCAACTGCTTTTTTACTTGGTGTCATAATTCGTGATTTAAAAAAACCTACCTACAACAATATATTGTACTTATGGCAAGTTTCGGGTTAATTTTAGTGTTTTTTACTATTTTTAAATTCTGTCTTAAACTGAAAGTACCGTGATTTTTTATTTGCCACAAGTACAATAATCAACGTTATGTGCAATTGGTGTTGCACTGTAAATTGAAAATCTATATTCTCCCATGATTCATTTATTTTATTTATTGATTTAAAGATTGAGTTCCATTTTTTATACCCCTCAACGAAACCGTTGGTGGGTTATCCTGGTTGATCGAGACTGTGGGGGTAATATAATAGTGTTGGGTTTTTACGTTGTATGTCAATGTCGGGGTAAGCCTCTTTGAATCTCATCACATCAAATTTCTTAGTGATCAGATGATGTCCATTCTTGGTTGGGATGATTGCCTCAATTTTAGGTCCAACCTCCCATCCGTCTGGTGCTCCAGCTGCATCAAATTTAGGTTTGCTAATGGGAGCACAATGGTATTCTATGTATAACATCATTAGTGGACTGGCTTCCATTATATCATCAACATCCACGATCCACCTCTTCTCCAGAGTTTTAATCTGACCCACAACTGAGTCGAATAGTCCCTTTTGATTTTGATTACCATCATGAATTCTCTGAGCAAGTGCAACCATCATGTTTAAACTCACATCCCTATGATTTTGCTTTTGTACATGAATATATGCTCTGGCCTTGAACATTTCACAAAGCTGAATTACCTCCCAGTAACGCCTATCCAGGTGGTCGATGCTTTCAATGCAATAGGTCTTAATAGTTCTTACCGACTGATGGTTATCCCTTTCTCCCTCCGGCTGGTCCTTCTTGCGTTTAAACACATATAGCATATAAAAATCCCCCTTCTCCTCAAAGTTTAACAGAGTCTTAATAATCTCTAAGTTGTTTATCATCTTATTTCTTTTTAATTTGTTCAAACCAATAATCTAAAACTTCTTTTGTAAGACCTTTACCTGATAAATGCTTTACTTTTTGTTCAGCATCATTACCATTTAAACCTAGAGCATCATCTAAAAAAGTTTCCAAATACCAATTATTTATATCTAAAATATCTTGATCACTATACTTATTCTTGTCTTGTTCTTGTTGCCTTTTAGCACCTTCAATAAAACCTTCTTGTTTTAAACTATTATTTAGTTCGTCTCTATTTGCCATAAACATACTTCCTGTATTATTTACAGGATATAATCTTTCAGCAACTTCTTCAAGTGTTTCTTTTTTAGGTTCCACTAACTTATTAGCAGTTTCTCTTACTTTTTGTTTTACTAACTCAGGTGTTTCAGATAATATTCTATCTTTAGTTGATTGTTTAGGTTCTTTTATAACAACACTTGTATTACATATT